ATTGCCTCAAGTCGCATTGTGGGGTAAGGGGAAGGTATGCACAAATCGGACAAAATTCACGCTCATACTATCATGATGAATAGTGTTCAAGCTCTTTACTGCAATTGAGATTGCCATTGAGATTGCTTGCGGATTTTAGGCATAATACATCTTGCCAAAGCCCACAACTTCAATGACATCATCGTCTATTATTTGGAATCGTATCTTGTTGGCTTCTAACCAATTTGTTAATTCTTTACTCATATTCTTATATCTTTTGAAGTTTATATTCTGCAACAGTCTTCAGATTATATGCAAATGTGTCATACACATCCCAAAAATCCATACTATCAAAATCGGCAGTCGGGTCTTTTATATCGGCGATATAGACATCAAAAAACTCATTAAGTTGGGCGGCGGTCTTCTTAATTGCTTCTGTCGCATCACCATCATATCCTAACACAAGAGTCTCTACACCTTTTGCCTGCAATTTGTATATCTGTACATCGGAAATTTTTTTGCCAAAGGTGGCGCATACGGCAATACTGTGATTATCATATAGATTGAGTTTTCTGGTGAGTGCTATGACATCGAACACGCCTTCCACCAGAATTACTGTATCTGTTTCTCCTTCTACCACAGAGTCGTAGTTATATAGAAGCTTGACAAAATCATTCTCGGTGCTGTTCCTATAGCGCATAATCTGATATTCCCCGTTATGACGTGCTTTCCTGTTATGCTCGTCTATATCGGCCTTGTCCCATATATGTCTGGAGACATAGCCGACAGTATCGCCATTATCTATAATAGGAAAAATAACATAATCGTCAAACTTGAAATTGAATCCTCTGGTGGTGCCTACTTGGAAATACTCATAATCATTTTCTGTAAACCCTCTTTTACGAAGATAACGGTTAAAATAAGTACGCTTGTAGTCTTCTGGCATTTCCACGATACACAGAGAGTCATCTAACTCTTTCTCTTCTTCCATAAAAGAGAAATCGTCTAATTTATCGCCGGAGTTTAGATCAAATGTGTCCGTAACCATCAAGTCCATTCTACCAATAGCCTCTAATAATTGTTCAAGGGTATTGGTAGAATGGCCACAACTGAAACAGTGTGACATGAAGGGCTTTTTACGGTCTGTTTCTGGACCGACATAAATACCCATCTTACCGCCTGTCTTACCACACCAGATGCACTCTGGAACGATGAGGTTCTTGCGACCACCATCTAATCTGGCATGAAGTTCTAACGCCAACTCGTCAATGAGGTTTTGTTTTTCTTCTTTACTCAGATTCATATCAGCCTGCTTTGTTCAAATTCATAGTTCTTTCACGGTCATAGAACCGTTCATTGTCATAGTCTGTAGCAATGCGTATAGGATCGCCCTTCTTGAAGAAACGTGACTTAGCGACATACAATCGCATAGTATTTTCTCTTTCTTCATTTTTGCTCTGATTTAAGGTGATAAGATGGCTCATCGGACGTGCCAAACCTTTTGCTTCGGCACAGTTGTATTCCGTTAGCACATTTTTTTCATCGTCTAACCATTCTTTATTTTCAATGGTAGCCTGATAAGTAACGACCATCCAGACGTTTTTATCTGCTGCAAGGTCTTTTAAGTCATTGGCAACAGCTATACGCTTATGACGTTCTCCTTGTTCTGTCCAGTTACGACCGCTGGAATCGGTCAGCAGGTCCATAGAGTCTATGATGACAATATCAGGGTTAAAGCCATATAGCTTTTTGTATTCATCTATGATGTCCTTTACATCAACAGTGGACACTTTGTTGGCAAACTTGGGGAATGACCTGACCTTCAAAGTTCCAGACATAGATTGAACAGTATTCACCATTCTTTCCAAGTCTCTGTCTTTAATGGTGCCGGTGCTATAACGATACGAGCTGCAAGCCACCAGTGAGGCAGAATAGGCATCGGTCGTTTCTTCCTCACTACCCTCTAATTGGATATGCAAAACATTAAGTCCGTCCATTTGAACGGCACATTTGCCTATCCATCTGGCGGCATGGCTCTTTCCCACACCCGTTGCTGCTAAAAAACAGGTTAATTGGGTTCTTAAATCCCTGCCTTCATTCTTTTCGTCCAAGCCATCTATATAAAATCTGGTAATTGGAGCCAAGCGTGACTCTTGGTTATGCTTTTCTCGGTTACGTTTGAAACGTGACTCAAAGGTGTCAAGCACATCTACGAAAGAGTTTCGCTGCAATGAAAATTCTTTTTGCCATTCAGCAAATGATTGAAGCAGCTTCATTGCCTTGTCTCTGTCTTGTTTGGCATAAAGTTCCCCGATTTCTTTATATGTCTTTTGGAACTTCACTTGCCTCAGATAATTTTCAAACTGCTCCAATATAATATCTGGCTCAACTCCTTCTGCACAGTCTTTTATATCGTCCAACAGGGCTTTTACCTCTCTGTTGACAGATACAATCTGACTGATAATATTTAATGTTGGAGCCGACTTGTGCTCTTTGAAATACTTGCTGATATAAGTTTGCAATGCCTGAAAATCTCGTCCTGGCAGATATGATTGTTGCATATATCGGCATACTAAGTTGCAGACATAATCATACTGAAAACAAGCAAAGTACAACTCAAATAGAAAGTCTTCTGTTAATACATTTTCATTCTTTACCTTCGCCATATTCTTCAATTCTTATTCGATACAACTCTGGATATTTGGCGGCGGTCGCTTTCTTACACTCATCGGCATTTTTACATTGCTGGCAAGTGTCGGAAAACGGACTCCACATCAAAGTAGAGGTAGCACAAATGACCAGGCCTATCTCGGTATTCACACATCGTTTTTTCGTACATTCCTCTGAAGCCATATAGATGTACTTCGCTAAGGGATGTCCTTGTTTCTTATTAGAGATTAGTGAATTTAGATAGGCTCTGGTCAATTGAGCTTCATCCAACCATTTGTCCTCGGCGTATGTCTTCTGCTTGGAAGACATCTGCTGATATTTCTGAAGAGCGGTATCACCAAAGGTGTTGGGGGCAAGAGTGCGCTGAAATGTGCTGGTACGGTTCTTGTGGGTTTGGAACACACAATAATCCACCAGACGAGTAGTGCTGAACTCGCCACCATACATCTTTGTGAATTTTAGAATAAATTTCGATAGCAGGCGGTCTGTCTTACCGCCTTCGGGGAATTTGAAAGACTTGTCTATCAGTCTCCGTACTATCTCGGTGTAAACTATCTTAATCTGTTTCTTCAGTCGTTCTTCTGTTTCCATCACGAGTCAATAGTTGTTGTAACTGCTGGCGTGCCAAGAATAATCGACTTTTGACAGTTTCGATGTTACGAGATTCTAAGGCACCGTTCTTGTATTCGATTTCGGCAATTTCTTTGAGCTTGTAACCTGCCTGTTGTAATAGCAAGGCTCGCTTATAAGATGGTTTTAGCTGGTCTAATGCGTCCAGTATATCATCATTGTAAAACTCTCGGTAATTGTCTAAACTCATAGCTCTGTAGCTTGTGTGCTCCGTATCGTCCATGTCACAGTCTGCTGAATATGTGTCTGCGTCATTGTCTCGGTTCCACATACTTTGTTGCTTCTGACGTTTTTGGTCCAAATCAACCACGCATCGTTTCGTGACAATATGGAGCCATGTCTGGATGGAACGGTTAGAGTCATAAGTTTCGATGTATTTATACATATTGGTAAGCACTTCCGTATAGTTATCCTCGACATTCTCGGATTTGTACGTATAGTGAATACACAATTTGTATATCATCCGCAAGTACGGTGTAACGTATTTATCAAATAGGAGTTGACGTTTTTGAACTACCTCGTCACTTATTGATTGTTGTACTGAGGTTGCTCGACAGTATGCCTTTTCCACGCTTCGCTGACATTAAGATCAAACAAGTGATCTGCGTTCATCAACTTATGGGACAGGCAATACTGCTTCCATTTATTATTGCTGGACTTAAACTGTTCTCGCACCTCTTCATCGCTTGGCTGCGGCTTGCGGTACAGTAATTCGTAAAAATCCCCTAACAGGTTGGCGAGCACATTGGAATGTCGCTCCGGTTCTTTGCGTTTAATACGCCTTATTTTTCTTGCGTAACTCATTGTTGTCTAAAGTTTATATATTCTTACATAATATTTGTAGATGTGGATAGCGTCTGCGAGGTCATCTTTACCGTTTACGTCTATACCCCAACGCTTGTTACAGTATTCCATCATCTTCTTTTTGTCAGCTTTACCGTCACCTGTAGCCCATTTCTTCACTGTCGAAACGTTGATAAAAGAGGGCTGGGGCAGTCCAAGCTGGGCGCATACCAAGCAGAGTATGCCTCTAAATTCAGATAATTTGCGAGATGCTATGAAATGCGTTGACACACATACATCTTCTGCTATAATCAATTTGATGTTGTACTTGCGGATAAATTCTACCAACGTGTTATAGAATAGCAAGTGTTGCTGAGGAGCGTTTTTACTTTTTTTCTGTGTAAAGTTCCAGACTCCATATTCGTGAGTTGAATAGAATCCGCAATGCTCGGCTATATCTAAGCTGAGAATATTATCACGTGTAATGCCATTTGTACTTTCATCATTGTTCATTTAAGTATGAAACACCGTTTAATTTATTGACCACCGTTCTGTATGGGTAGTTTTCGGCAATGTTACCGTGGCTCACCACCAGAGACGTAATCTGTAAATGATTCAGGGCATTGAATATGTTGTTCAATCCTTGTTCATCAACTGCTTCTAAGATTTCGTCAAGGACAAGCAGGTCCAGGCCTTTTTCTTCATCACAGCTGGCATTGGTCAGTTTGTTCATGGCCAATATGGTTGCCAGCTCTACTCTTGCACGCTCTCCGGCAGAGAACTTATCAAAGGAGCCGCAATCTACGCCGTCTCGCAACAGTGATATGGAGATTTTATCTCTTATCTTGCCGCTTTTAAGGATAGTATAGCCAGAGAAGGCGATGCGAATATCACTGCCTATAGCTTCCAGAAACTCATTGGTGATATAGCTGAGGGCTTCAATCTTAGCGTTCGCCAGATGTGTCTTAAACTCCACAAAAGTAGTCTCTTGTACCTTGTACCTGTTGAGTTTCTGCTGAACAGACTCTTGATTTGCCATCTTTTCAATCTGTTCCTTTTTGTACTTTTGCAGGCTGGTTTTAAGATTTTCTGTCGCATCTGTCTCGGCGGCATTTTCTGTATCTTTGATAGACTCCTCATACGACAGAATTGCTCCTTCTGCATTTTTTATGTTGAGATTAATGTTCTCAATATTGCTTTCCTGCTCCTTGTATGCGGAATCCAACAAATTGTATGTACTGTCAAACAGGTTCTTACGGGCATCTTTGATTTTCTTGGTCAACTCTGCAACTTTGTTGTTCAAGTCCTGTATCTTACTGCCGATAGATGAATTGTTTCGGATAGCAGTATCTACCTCTGTCTGAGCGTTTGTCAACTTCTGGGACCAGTCGGATTTGTTGCCATTTAACTCGTCCTGGTCATTACGGGCATCCTGCTTCTTGGTATTATAGTCCTTAATGATCTTGTTGTTCTCATTGATGGTGTCTTCCACGTCCTTAACTTCGCCCTGTCTGTCTTGCAGGCGTAGTCTGGTAGCGTGGATGTCAATATCACCGGCAAGCGTGAACTCATGCGAACACTTGGGGCAGGTGATGACTCCAGCAAGCTGCTTCTCGGCTTCAGCAATATCTTTGACCAAACTGGAGTGTTGCTCATTAAGCTGCTGATTCTCCTCAGTCAACTTCTTAATATCCTGAGATAGTTTGTCTATCTTTTTCTGAATTTTATCAGCCTTGGCATCATATCCGGTCTGGAATTTGTCATATCCGGTCTTTACCTTGTCAAAAACAGCTTGTGCGGTTTCCTGTGCTTTCTTGCTTGCCTTGGACTTTTTCTCCAAATCCTTCAGCTGGCTCTCAAATTCCTTGATTTCCTGCTGATACTGAGCAACCTGTTTTGTACTGTCCTGCGGCAACTTAATATGAAGGGCGGTAAATTTTTCACTGATAACGTTGTAGCAACCAGCCAAATCTTTGCTGCTCTCTTCACACTCCTGCAATTCATCGTCACAGGCTTCATACTTATCCAGCAACTCATTGGCATTATTCAACAAGTCTTTCTGCTCACGGATATATGTACGCTTATTTGTGATGGATTCTCGCCAGCCAGCAATGCGCTCTGCCTTCTTCTTGGAATTTTCTGAGGATTCCAACATGGCGTTGTCAATCTCTTGTTTGAGAGCGTCAATCTTACCGTTCACAACTGCCACATCGGTTGTGGCCTTGGAAAGTTCTTCCTCAATAGGCTTCATGTCTTCTTGCAGAGCGGCAATGCTTTCATCCACCAGATTACCATTGCTGAAATGGTTGATGATTTCTTTCTTCTCTCGGTCAGAACTGGACAGAAACGATGTGTACTTGTTCTTGGAAAGAATGAAGTTGGCGTAGATGTCATCTTTTGACAAGCCTACCTGTTCCAAAACATATTTATTATAATCTGCAACAGTGGCTTGCTTGATTTCTTCTACATCTGTATCGTATGGGCCGCCTTGTAAAAGAATTTGGATGTCTTGTGGAGATTTACGTGACAGCCTACGATTGACTGTCATCTCAATACCACTGAAATCATTTTTAAGCAGAACGGAGACAATGGCTTCATTCTCTGCGTCATTGATGATTTCCTCCATCTTGATTTTTCGGAGAGGTTCGCCTGTAAGACCTATGGCAATAGCTTCCAGCATGGCTGATTTCCCTGAGCCATTAGAGCCTTGGGAGTCATTGTCCATGTTGTTGCCAAATATAAGGGTGGTGCAATTCTGAAGAGGGCTGTACGACATCTCCTTAAATGCACACAAATTCTTAGCATTTATTGATAATAACTTCCACATAATCAATTGATTTTATTGAGGTACTGCAACCCCATTTCTACATTTGATATTCCTTTGTCGGCACAGAAGACTGTATATTCTTCCTTGATGCCGTTCTTGTCGTATTTATGCTCTAAGGCTTGACTGGCAACTGCTTTTGTCTCATTGGTTTCTGATTTCACCTCAACTTTTGTGAACCCCATTTCTATGAGTTTTTTCTTGTCAATGGTCGAGGCTTCAGCAGAACTGCACTTGATACACAGCTTGGTTTTATAAACTGTTTCAAGCCCAAGTTCCTTGTCGTTTTGCGACAAGGTAAAATCATCAAGCTCTCTTACATCAACGGTCAATGTCTTATAACGCACATTGACTTGATTCTTGATGAACTCATAGCTACCATCATCATATAACAAAGTATAGCCCTTTTCTTCATTTTCTCCAAAGTTGTGTTGTCTGGAAGAACCAATATATTCAATGCTTGTATCTTGTATTTTTTTGCGGTCATGGTAATGACCTACAAGGGTAGCATCAAATTTGTCAAACAGGGAAGCTGGAAGCTCATCGTCACTCGGAGTGGCAAGACCGCCTCTGATTCCTTCGTGAATATATAAGATATTGTGCTTGTCAGAATTAAAATCTGTATCTATAACGCTCTGCAAACGTTTAATAAACGAACCGTTCTCAGGGAAATAGCTCATCACATACAATACAGTGTTGTCTCCAAACTCAATAACTGAATAGTCATCCACAACATACACATCTGGATATTCACTGAAGATATGACTGTAGCCTAACACTGATTCTTGGTCCACCTTACAATGGTTTCCTTCTGCAATGGTGAGAGTGATTTTTTGTGAGGTTGCCTTGATGATAGCTTGACGTACAGCCATCAAAACATCAAGGGTTTGGGCTGAACGGGAAAGCCATAAGTCACCGCCGATAATCATGTCGGCAATACCGTTGTCTTTACATATTCTTATTGCCTCATCCCAGTTCTTTTGAAATTCTGGGATATTGTCTTTCGATATGTGTATATCGTTCAACAATAGGGCTGCTGGTTTCCTGTTATTCATACTGTCTTAAATATATAAAGGAGGTACACACTGATTAAAGGATGCACCTCCTTTGATTATATGAATTGAAAGAATATGATTATCTCCTGCGTCGGGCTGGTCTTGCGCTTCTGCGACTGCCTATAGCTGGCTCGTTGGTGTCATCGTTGTGCTCTCTGCGTGCTTTCGATGGCTCTTCATCATCACAGCCTGGCTCATTGTTGTCACCTTCCTCTTCTGGAGTCTGTTCAGGCTCGGCAGCTGGTGTCGGCTCTTTCTCGTCTTCATCCTCTTTGTCAGCAGGAGACTTGGCAACCTCCAGAGCATCCTCGATGTCCTCCAACAGGTCTTGGTTACTCTTACCACGAACAACACGGACACGCAAATCGTTATCGTCAATGAAAGCACGGATGTCATCACGTAACTCTTGACCTTCATCACTCTTGTCGCCGATACCTCTTTCATTGAGGTCTTCCCAACGCTTCCATAGTCCTTCAATGGTAAGCTCATCTGACTCCTCTGATTCTTCGCCAGTACGCTCTTTTTTGTCAAACGAGAAATGCGATTTGTCATCGGGAGAAAGTTCCAACTTAATCTTTTCAATGGTATCGGTAATCTCTTTGCTGCTCATTACATCCATCTCATTCTTTTCGTCATACTGCTTCAAAAACTCAATGGTGGCCTCCAGATGATAACGGCTGTAACGGTACAGCACTTCTGGAATACGGGGAGCATCAAGAAGAGTCTTGACTTCTTCTTCAGTCAGTGCTATTGTATCAGACAGAAGGTCTATATTGAATGTGTATGATGTTTTCTTTTTCTCTGTCTTACGCTAAATCTCTACGGGATAAGCTCCGTTGATGGCAGAGATAGGACACGCTGCCTTGGGGTCTTTTTTCATCAGTTTTTCCCAAACTGTCAACTTGCGCTCTTCCATATCCCTGTACTGAGAATAAGAAAGAGAAAGTAACTGAATGCCCTCGCCTCGTTTGTTCATGTCAAGAACATACATGGCTCGCTGGGAGTTCCATTTCAGACCGCCCTCAAAACCAGTGCCGGTAATCTTCTTGATGAGCTTTTCATCATCACCATACTTCTCCTCGGCAACTTTCAGATATGTGTCAATAAGGTCTACCGACAGGCCGACAAACTCGCCCTGTGTGACATTGACATACACATTCTGGTCTTTCTGGCTTTTGGGATGAGGATTGTCCAGTTTCAATACTTGACTCTTGGTTGGGTATTCATAACCCTTACGCTCCAATTTGTAAGTGCCATCTGCCTGCTTGACAGGAGCCAACGGCAGGATTCTTACAGAATAAGTGCCATCTGAATCCATCTTGAAACGGGTAGCTTTGGCAAATGAACTACTTTCTTCGGCACTTTTTGCACACGCCTCTTCATAAGTCTCTTGTACGTCCGCAAAGAGGTCAAACGGACTTTTAATCATTTCTTCCATTGAAAATGAAAATTATTTGTTCTGCGAGAGGGGAAGATTCCACTGTTCGGTATAAGCTCCAGCCCAAAGTTCTTTCGCTTCTGGCAGTTTGGTTGCGTCCTTGGGAGTAACCTTAATGCCCCATTCAGTAGTTACATGATGAATGATACTCTCAATTACTTCATTCATCTCACTTGCTTTTTCATTTTTGAGACTAAAGTATTCAAACTTCTCGCCTCCAGGAAGATCACAGGTGTGAATAGGAGCATAAATCTCCTCAAAGTACCTGTATAGTGCATCTACCGGTGGATGTGTAGGAAGCTGGTCGGAGATTTGCTTCAAAACTACACCAAATAGATACTTCAATTGCGGTAGCGACTTGTTTTTTGTTTCATCTAAAATCAATACGGTATAATCACCGTCTGATAGCTTTTCAATAGCAAGATTTGTCGCTTCTGTACACGCTTTACCGTCTTGCACAATAAGGCGTGCTTGACCGTGTAACATTTTATAAATTTAGTTTATCGTCTACAAAAGTACAAAATATCAATTTAACTACCAAATATTTTTGCGATTATTTTTAGAAAATCATAAACTTTTCTTGTTTTTCAACACTATAACGTAAAATTTTGATGTAAATTGATATAAAACACCACTTTTGTAATGTGTCAACATTTAACAAAAGTGGTGTAATGAAAAGATATGAATTAATGCCAGAATAGTTTCGTCTTATCTATCAAATTACCATCTATAACTTGATAAAAACGCTGGTTCGTTTTTGGAAAATTTAATCCTCCTTTGTCTGGAATATAGGGTCCAAGCTTAATAAAGTCAAAGTATTCTAAGTGAATATCCTTACAAAGTTCTTGCCTACCACTATACCAAGCTACTTTCCACTTAGGAATATTCATTTTAACAAACTCAGCCAATATATTTAGCCATTTAGGGTCAGAATCTCCTCCCATAAAGCATATACAGCTAATTCCATCATATTTTTCATAGAAGTCAATGATGTCTTCTGGGTGCAGTTCATTTCCAATATCCTGCGCCAAGTAAGGGCTATGACAACCCTTACAATGGCATGGACAATTAGAGATGTTAATACAAAGTGTAATTTCGTCAGGTACTTCTGCGAAAGTTACTTGGGTATCTGTGTATTTTAGCATAATTCTGCTTTTCCGTTGTTGTAAACTCTGTTAGCAGCTTCCTTCTGACGGTCTTGACCAAATGCTTTGATTGGGCGCAAATAGCCAATAACACGAGTGTACTGAGTAATGTGCTTACCACCACATTTAGGACACTCATATACAGGCTGCTTTACAATATGTCCGCAATCCTCACATTTAGAATTTGGGATATTGAATGTAAAATAACTGGTACCATTGCTAATTGCAAAATCAATCAGCATCAAATATTGTTTTTTGCTCAAATGGTCCTCCAGATTGATATGGGCAGCACTACCTCCATCTGTATATTGATAAGTTTGTCCCCCATGAAGAACAAACTTATCCAGTACAGATGTGTTGTTATGAGCGTTGTAGAAATAAGAATTATACAGATTCTCATCCTCTGGCACCCAATAACCATCTTGCTTGTCCCAGTTGTAATTCTTACTGCCAAGACCTTCTGCCGGCACTACCTCTGAGTTAAACAAGAACGGACGCTTCTTGTCATGGATAGAGTGCTTCTTATTCTCCTTTTTGATTATACCAAGTATAAACTGTAAAAACTCAATATATTCTTGATTATTGGACACTTCAAGACCTAAATACATTGCGGCTTCATTATGTCCATTGATACCAACAGTGCTATATAATTTACTTAAATAAATATATCCACCATTGGATGCTGCAAACATACCTTTATCCTCCAAATCATAAAGCATTGTTTTGAATGCTATATGATATTTATAGACTTTTTCAAGAATTGCAATAATATAATTTCTAAGAGAATCCAGACAAGCTTTTTGTCTTAAAGGATTATATTCTAATTTATGACCTTTAATCACATTTGCAAGATGTGCTTCAGAAGACATGGCCCAATCCTGAATAATTCGATTGAAATTAAGCGAAATCACATTGCAACTACCAGTCATAACACCAGTCAAGCCTGAAGTCGGATTAAATGTATTCTCGGCCAACTCATTTCTCAAACGGCAACAAGAAGCAAGACTGTCTGCACTGTCTGAGATATAAGTAAAAAACGAGTGTCCCTCAGCATACATCTCTGCGCACAAATCTTTATAATCCTTGTCTATAATGTTCTTACCGTCATGTACCATCGCAAAAGTCTCAACTGGGAATGTCAACACCTGCTTCAGGCGCATCTTGTTGAACCACTTGATAAATAAACGTTGTAAGGCATCAATAGCCTTCCACTCTGGCTGCGAACCGTCTGGATAATAAAAGCCACCAAACAAAGATTCAAAATATGTCTTATCAAAATATGAAATATTAGTAAATGGAGACTGGTAGCTCCTGTTCCCAGCAGGCTGGTTAATACCCCATACGAACTGTTTAAACGCTTTGAGAATATTGTCTCTAACTGTTCTTTGTATCATGCAGTGCGGCGTTGAGGCGATACAGTCCAGTTTGTCATACCAATGCTCGCCAAATTCCTTGATTACATAGTAGTTCAATGCGACAAAATACTCGCCAAAAGCTACGGCACCCTTACACTGAGAAGACAACAAAAATGCTAAATTGGTAATCTGCCCACTGAATGATTGCAGGTCATTTGGCTCTGAAGGAGTAACACCATCAATGTTGCCGACACCCTCAGTCATAAGCGGATAAAGGCTCACAGCCATACAGTATTGCTTCAATACCGGCGTACTGGCTTCATCGTGCGTATATATAATATGGTGTTCAAGGTCTTTCTCATATTGCTTTGCAACCTCTGGATAGAGTTTACCCAGCATATCTTTCATCCTTTGTCGCTGGATGATTCTGTTAGTTGTCTTATACACCTCGCCCTCCAGGTTGGCAACATTCTTCATTGTTACGTTGGCGTTGGCATCTGTCTCGGATGATGAGGCTGCATTGTTTTCAGAATCGCTGTAACGCTTCATATAGTCTATGCGTTCCTGAATGAAGCGTGCTTCTTTATGCTGTTCTCGATACAAAATAAATGCTCTTGCGGTATCAAAATATCGTAGCTCCATCAGTGTTTTTTCTATGATGTCTTGAATAGTCTCTACTGACAACTCTTCGGCATTCATTTTGCTGATTTGGGTTTCAACATGAAACATCACAGCGGCATCATACTCTTCGTTACTACAGTGGAATGCGTTGGAAATTGCCAGCTCAATTTTTTTAAGGTCAAAATCCACTGTTTGACCATTTCGCTTTAATACTTTCATAATAACTGTCTCTTTTGAAATTCTTGGTATAAAGGAATAGCCAAACAACTGGCATCTGGGTGAGGCTTGCCGGTTGTGCCTGTTGCACGCAAATCAAAGAAATGTTGCCAATCTTCTACAAAAGCAGTATGCACCAAATCAGTATTGGTATCAAGAGGCAATATTGTGCGTGCTTGCTGGGCAGTCCATCCTTGTTGAACAAGTCCCATATAGCAGTATTCTGCAATAGTATTAGCAAGCAGCCAATAATCCAAAGCAGTAAATTCTTTAGGGTACTTGATCTTTGCATTACCCCAAGCATTTGCCAGTTCCAGTAACTTTACTTGCATAACAGCGTTGTCCATAACCTCAGAGGTAACTTCAGATGGGGCAATCCAACTTGGCAAATTGATTGTCACTTCGTTGTCGAACTTATCTTTTGAATAGTTGCAATATCGTGTACTGCTCTCTGCTATAGAATTAACACGATGGCGGTTGAACTCTCGTGAAATCGCTATTTGGGTACGAAACAAGACAGTCGCTCTACGCTTATGAAATTTTGTAGGATTGCAACTATAGCGCAAATCATCTAACCAACCGTTTTCAACAAGTACACGATAATTGGTTGTTACATATACAAAATCACTTTCATCTATTGATGATTTTTCCAGCAAATCTGCAAAATTATCTTCTTTAGGAACCACACAACACTTGGAATATTTGTTATTTACATATCTTTCCCAGACTTCTTCCTTGCTTAAAGAAACTAAGGGCATTGTTAAATACACCGTGCCATGTTCCAACATAGCTGTATGTCCAGACGCAATCATACGCTCTACAAAACTCTTTGCCGATGTTTCTGTGATTCGGTCTTCACTCTTATAACAGATACGCCCTGCCAATTCTATTTGCTTAAAAATTCCGTCTATTCCTGGAGCTTGCTCAATAATGGAAAATGACGGCTGTACGATTTTCATATCTTCTCATTTAAAACTTGAAATAATAGATTCTACAACCTTGATAAGGCTGGATTCATCACTTGTGTACTTAAACCATTCTGTATGTCCGTTTGAATAAAAAGGATGGTGTGTCAATGACTTCTCAAAACATTTGAGGATATAGTATTCACAAAAGCCACACCCTTCCCAGACTTTTACTGTTTTAATGCTGCGTTGGAAAGTATGGCTGTTACTATACAGTTTGTTTATTCTGACACGTACATCTCCTGTAGTTTTGCCAATCTTATATAGCCCCGTTATCTCACATTTCAATAAGTACAGGTGCTTTACTGGCTTGGGCGAACATGGTAACGGCTGGAAATAGCTCGATACCTTGTGCATGAATTACAGTGTTAAAATAAGAAATATGAGATAATATTCATCAATTGTGAGTGCAAAGGTAATAAAAATATCTGTATTACAGATAAAAGCACTAATAAAAAGTGTATATTTTGACATTTATTATAATATCAATATATACACTTTCTAATTCTTTTTCGTATATAATATAATTCTTTTTGGACGTTTGTGTTAATCGCAAAGCGTGGGTAGCACCCATACAATTTATATTCTATCAAACTACGCCAAAACTTTGATTTCCTGAAGAACGGATCACTTGAAGAGTAACTTATTGCCTCTATCAATTCTGCTGGAGGGTAACGGAGTTTCATCTGCTCCGTTACCTCCTTCAGCAGTTTATATTCTACAGGCACCTCATGCTGTAAGAAGAAACCGATTCGGGTTTGCTCAAACCGTTTCAAACGATACCCTCTTGGTCTTCCGACCTTTCTGTGGGGCTTTTTGCGCCTTCTCTGTGTTTTCAACTTTTGTTGCTTCATGCACTTCTGTCTTGACTTTGTTATCCGCATGGACAATACCTTGCTGACTGATAATCTTCTGACTGATAATCTTCTGACTGTTTATGTCAGCACTAACATTAATAATTCTCATACGTTATACTAAATATGTCATTAAAAATCCGATATATTCTGAGCATCCATTGTCACAGTAATCAACTTTACAATCTCGTGAACCGCCATTTATAGTGCAATGCCATTTACCGTCTCTATTATGCGAATAGCCAATCTTGTATTTAGGGGGATCTACAGAATTAGGCAATGTAAAGATAGTGCCACTATGATGTGTGTGTAGTTCTCCTTGTATAGAAACGACATAACCTACTTGGCGCACATACAGTTTTGTTATAATGCCGCAATTCTGAACATTCATCGCTATCCAACCTGTATCTTTTTGCGTTGTTGTCACATCTTCTTTAAAGGCCGCTCCGATATTCTCACACAAAGTTTTTTGACGGGCTTTCAAACTGGCTGTATAACCACTATCTGAGGCTGTTGGCAACCCTTCAGATACAATATCCTTGAACAACTGAGATTTCTGTACTGCATTATTGAGATCTGAAGCACTGGCGGCTCCTATGCTGTTGCGTACAAAGGCTTTACCAGTCTCGCCGCCACCGGCATTTGTCACAAACGTCTCAATACCATCTGTCTTTTTGATAAAAGCCTTATTCGCATCTGTCTTGGAATACACATCTGAAACATTGGCTTTGTTTTTTAATGCGTCTGCCAAATCAGTTTTCCCTGTCATCGCTGATATTATATCTACGCCGCCAACATATAATTTACCAGTGATATATGTATCATTGGTAATTCTGACGGATCCAATGACATTACTGATATACAAATCATAGTCTGTTGAAGCTGTATAGCCTAACGATCCTATTAAAGCACCATTCTTATCCTGCCAATTTAAATAAGACTGGAGGGTTTTGTCAGTCTTGGCTAAAGAGCTATGCTGCATTTTTACAAAGGCGGCAGTCGAACCAGAGACCAACAAATCGCCGGAAAACTTACATTGATGGGTTTTACCATTAACTTCCAAAACAGCATTATTCTTACCGTCACCTATTATGGTACTGCGATAATACTGAGTGCTGCCATTATATCCTACAAGATTTATATTCAGTACACCTGCATCTGAAGCGGTGCCATAATCATAAATGCCGGAACCGTTACAACGTACATTGCCAACATTAATCTGAGGGGATTTAATTGGCATACTGACAAAGAAACTCGTAGAAGATAGGGTTGCCAACAATGTGTTGCCTGAATAGAAACAAAAAGAGCCATCATGTGTAACAACCAATTGATATGGCAAACGACCGATAGCTGTTGATTGAATTACCAAATCGCCATTGGTTTCATAACTGACAGTGCCTCTACTATTGCCCTTGATTACACCCAGACCACTCTTTGATTGAATAGCACCTTCTACAGTCAGACCGCCACCAAAAGCTACATCGTTTTTAACACTTTGCGAATTATATGAGCTGTCTTTTGTTAAAGCGTATTTCCCAAAAAAAGCATCCTTTAATCGCATTGCAACATTATTCCAATTGACTTGGATAAACTGAGGCACTACTCCAGTAAGCATATCGGCAGTTGTTGGTACGCTGGAAGCTGCCGCACAGCCATAAATGTTACGTCCGACCTTATCACCAGAATCGACGTATGGAACTTTCTCTACAGTATTGTTCTCATAGATATAGACAGGCCATTTACTAAGATCGGAGGCTCCAGAGAAATAGCGTATTTTTCCATTGATGAATACATATCCGGCACTCAATGTATTACCTGTGACTTGACAACCGCTAAGGATGAAATTGTCACAACCGTCAAACAAGCTGGTTATCGCTAACGACAACTCCTGCAAATTAAGAAGGTCATCAATATAGGTATATCTACCTCCGGTTTGTGAAGTAAACTCTTTCATTTTATTCGTATATTACATTAAATTTTTTACCTGCGATGCAATATTTTCTGACATGATAGCTAATCATTGCAGTCAATTCTTGCTTTGTAATCACCTGTGAATTAATGGACGGACAACAGACATAAAAGCTGGCATCGCTGTTTGCCTGCTTCTCTTCCTTATAATGCAACGGCTCTGTTTTCTTACCCTCCGCATTATGATAGAGTACCCATGCGGAATTGTAAGCCTCCGAAATTTGCCAGTATAAAGGAACACCGTTCACAATGCCGTCTGAAATCACAATACGTTTGCTTCTGTCTTGCAGATACTTGTTGAATTTATAGTTCAGATAGTATTCTAACAAGATAATCTGAGAGGTCATGGCTGCTTCTAATCGCTTCTCGTCTGCCCACTCTTTCCATCGCTGGTTAAGAGTATTCAATGGTTGCATACAGGATTGCAGAAATAGGATTATCCTGCGACCTCCTAAATAATGTGGCACCAATTGATTCACCAGTCTGTCCATATTGATTCTATAACTTCTCATCATTTATTGCTTTCAAGTTTTATGGCTATCGCTTCTCTGAAAGTGGGCAATTCTGATTCTGCATCTTTCTTGGTGCTTTGCTTAACATACCCACTGGAGGTATAGACCTTTCGTTCTATCTTCTGCAATTCGCCTAACTGATCGTTGTCATCATATTGTGCTATAAAGATGCCTTGTGCTACAGAAGCATTTGGGTCGATATGCACATCCATGACGTGCTCAGTCTTCTGAATGGCATCAATAACTTTCTGGGCGTAAATCAATGAGTCGAATTTCATATCTGTGATGAATTGTGTCAAAGAATCATCTATCGCATCATAAAGTTCTTCCTTGCTAACCGCCCCGTCATAATAAACTGTTACTCTTGGTACCAGAATGTCTCCTTTTCTGCTCACTACGTTACACTTAACGCCGGCAAATTTGATTTGATTTAGATAGCCTCTGGCGGCTATAAGCTGTTCATCGGTTAATCTGCTGAGAGAATTGCCATCGCCTGTAGCAACCTTTAAAATAAGTACATTGTCTTTATATTCTTCGCTGTATGTTTCTTGATATGAGACATGACTGATTACACGCTTAGTGGCATCTTCTTGGGTATAAGAGAACTGTGTGCCTTCATCATTGACCACCAGATTATCACCGTATTGCCATTTAAGCATGGCATTGGCATAATAGGCTGGAGTACCGTTTATTCGGGAGTTGAAGATTGTGGATATATCCGTCATAAACACGTCTAACAAAGTCTCAAATGAGTAAATGGCTGCGGACACAACCCACGTAAAAGCGTTGATAATCGACATCTTTGAGTCATTAGTCAACTCTGTCAACTCTAAATATTTGTTTCTCGTATCTACAGCTTCATTATATATTTCTGTTAATGTTCTGCTCATGCTATGTCTGGATTTTCGTATTGATAAGTTGTACCGCAAATATTAAAGACCCACGGACCTGCTTCATTCCAAGCAACCTCATGGGTAATCACATAAATAGCTTCCATGCCTGAACTGATTACATAGTTACCATCATCATCTTTTAAGGGTTCCTGATACACCCCCGATGGCATAACATCCAATATGACAGTACAATTACGCCGTTGATTGTTATGTTGGACGATATACTTCAAATAATCATCTAACGTATTGCCAAACTCATATTTGATTTGCTGCAATTCCAGATAAGACAGACTCATATTCTGGAGGGGAGATAAATCGGATATTGTGATATTGTTCATTTTTATTGAGTATGTTTCGTTAAATAGGAATAGTCCTTGTAATGATACTTTGTTCTGTTCCATCTCAACTTCATCTACAATGATTGGCTGAGTAGGCAATACCAGACCGTTAATAGTGGACATATTCCAAGTCTTGATATTAAAATTACCATACAGACGTATCATACGGTTATCTGTCACATTATCAAAATAATGAATATATGTTTGCAAGGTTGGTTTGAGATTGATAACCTCCAATTCATTGTTGTCTCCCCAATCAACAACCATATCGCCGTCACCAGACAGTAATAGGGTTATGGAAGCGTTACTCTCATTGACTTGTATCACACATCGCAGGTCTTTGTCTACCTCTTTATAATATACGTGGCGTTCACCGTTAATAGGTACGATATTGTTATTGCTGAGAGAGCTGACAACACTGTCGTACACAACAAAATCTTCATCCCAGTATAATTCGTCACCACTTTGTAGCACGGTATCAAATGACAAGTCTGTGTTATTGACTAACAAATCAAAGATTCCTTCAATGGAGCCATATATTGCAATAGCTACATCAAAAATGTTCTGACTGTTTTTAACTTTATATATTTGCATCGGCTTCTGAAAAATCTAAATCCAAATCTATATCTCCTGTATAGGAATTGAAGGCGGCACTTTTGACAGTTACCTTATCTGCCTTAAACTCATTTTGCAAGATTGTAGCAAGGTTGGTTTGACTGAGGTTGGCATGAAGAAACCTGACCAATCCAACTCCACTTGTGGGATAACGGTAATTGTTGGATGGAATACATTTCAATAACAGATTTCGGTTCTGAATATTGGCAGCAATATTGACAACATCGCTATCGCTTGCCGACCACACATAGCTGATACCATTTGTTCCATCCAACTGGATAATGTAGGAATCTTGACTTACTATTATAAGTTGGGAGGCCCGTAACTGTATATCTTTCTGATTCCAAAGATTTGTGCGTACCTCAAACCATTCACTACCATCCACGGGGTTTATTACATTCATGGATGTTGCCTCATCAAAGTGCCGCACAATACGAACTTTAAAAGGCTTGTATATAGGCGTGTAAGGAATTTCTACCTTTACACCCTCAGTTTGTAATTTACGTACATCAAATGTACCTGGTATCGTGATTTGTCCTAACAGATACAAATCTGTTTCAGAAACCCATTCAAAAGAACGGGTGCTGATTTTATTTTGGTCTTTTAATACCATGTCACATATTGATGTGTTTATCTGTATATCTCTACGCATTAGTATAAATGATTTAATATCTGATACCTAAAACCATCACATTTACTTATTAACACCATTACAGAATCTCCCTCACTCATCTTATAATCAATCAAATCTTCATTGTGATTGTAAATTCCTTTCAAGGTAATTGGTAAAGAGTTTTCACGAACTCGGAATATAACGACCGTGGCAAAATCATCGGGTAACGAACTTAACCCAAATTTATATGCTACAGAAGATTCTGTTGGCAATGTTACATCGCATCCCGAATAACCAGATTGATTATAATACATCAGTATGACATTATTTTGTGAAAAATCAACGGTATAATTGCCACTGGTAAAGGTCAGCAATTTTGCTTTGGTATTAATAAAAGATGGAGCCATTAAAGCTGCATTGGATGAAATTCCATAATTCTTTGTACCTCCGCTAACATCAATAAATAAGCCATAATTCGCTTGGTCAAAACCGTATGACCCATACGTATTGGGAGCATGATTTACTATGCGTCCTACAGCGGTAAATGCACCTCCGGCTGTGCTTGGAATTACGTCATTGCCAAGCATCGCATAACCCTTACTTCCACCAACTTTGAAGAAATCTTTGTATATCGACAAGCTGGCCCAATCAGAAGTGCTGCCTCCAGAGTCTGAAGCGGAAGATTCTACGCCTATATGTCCTGACGAGATATTAAAGCCTGCAATGCTGCCGCTTGTAGCTATGATTTTACCATTGAAAAATGTGTTTCCATCCTTATCCCAGCTGATATTTTTATTTGCCAAATATCCGCTGCCATCTTTATTCAACGCCCACGCATTTCCATTCGACAAAATAACATCAGCTGAAATCTTGGTAGCGTCAATGGTGCCAGCGATAATCTGGTCTGCTCTAAGTGTTCCTGTATATATTCCATGTTCGTCAATAGTGGTAGTCACTTTATCTGAAGAGGTAGCGTCAAATACAGTAGCGTATGCAACATACCAGATTACGCTTGAAAGCGTTTCGCTTACATTTGTTTCTACATTTGTGCGCTTGATACCAAGACTATATTCGTCAGTCACTTCTTCAGGTGTGTGTGAGTCATTACATTTCAATGCAAAATGGTTTATTGTGCTGAAAGTTCCATTTACACCACACTTTATAATACAAATATATTCTTCATAATTGCCTGTGCCTTCTTGTGAAGTTGCCCATTCTGTCTTACTTCCATTGCCGTATGCGTTATGATAGTTCTCTATCATCCAGCCAACAGGTATTTTAGCAATAATCTTAACTACAAATACCCCATTTGCTCTTGACTGATTAGCAAACAAAAAGCCTCCTAATCTATAATCGTTATTAGTAATCCAACGTGTATTAGTGAATTTAACCGCTTTTTGTGTACTGTTTGGAGCTGAGGAATCATTAACTAATTGTCTGGAAGTATTGATTGCCTGTGTGCCTATAATACTGTCTAAGCCACACAAATTTAACCAACCCAGTGAATTACTGTCATCATCATATTCTTCTGCTTGTAGCCAGACATCTTCTCCTGTGTATGATATTCTGACCGTATCAGTTTCAATAACATTGATAGGTCCACGAAGATTAGTCTCTGTGGAAGAATTGATAAACCGTGACCCTGTAAAAACAGTTGATATACTGCCATTACTATGTATTAAATCAACTCGTGTAACTACAGCTGTACCTTTTAGAATTAAACCGTAATCACGCATGGCAATAGCTAATCTGTTTGCACTAAAAATACAATAATGAACAGCATTATTTGCATATATGAATGTACCGTTCTTTTTATCTTTAGTAAACTCAGGATCTCGGTACAGCATTTGTCCAAACGCTATCATTTGAGCTACCTTGATGCCAGTTTCCCATTGCATAGATACACTGGAGGCAAAATTAACATTGCCATATTTATCCCATGCTATATTACCGCCGGCAATAACACCAGAGCCATCATTCTCAAAACGCCATTTATAACCACGCAGTCCATTAGGACCAATGCTGATACTTCCTGAATTAGTAAAACCACTTGTTGCATGTGTGCCTGTATAAAGACTCGTTTTATTAAATGTCCAGCCTGCAATATGACTGGTGCCGGTATTGCTCAGATTAAACAGCAGATTACCACCGGAGTCTCTGGCGGCAAATTCTGCGGCTGTATCTGTCGTTCGTAAATAAATACCGCCATACGTATTGATGAAGTTCTCCATAGCATCTGGACCACGGTCAACAAAATGCCCATCGGCACTGGCAGTAAGATACAGTCCAGAACTGTCTGAAGCTGAAGTCAGGGCGATTTTCTGTGTGGCAATCTTATTTTCTGTTAAAGTCCACCCGACAATCGTACCTGATGTTAAACCAAATTTCACTAAGCCTTTGACGAATGATGCTGTACCATCTTTATCTATATACCAAGAATAGCCACGAAGACCATTCGTACCTAATGTCAATGAACCAGAGGCATCTGTATATTGTGCCACATTATTATTCTTGCTTCCAAGCCATATCGCCGACTCATCAAAATTCCAACCGGCAATAAAATTGGTGGAACCTGAAGAGAACACTAATGACGAACCTTTATATCCAATAAATCCATAATTAGTTCTGCTGGTATAATACATTGCCACGCCACCGTATTCCTTGACCCATGATAGATGATTGCCATTCCAATTTCCGTCAGTTAAAAATGGGATGGATGCAATATTGGCGATAGCAACATATTTATAAATGCTGCTAAGACCAACCTGAGTATTATACAAATTACCCTCATCTATCGTCCATCCGGCAATCTCCCCCTCTTCTGCCGTTATCTTACCTGTAAATTCTGCATCTCCATTGGGGTAAAGACGCACGTTTTCCATCGCAAAACTGGCATAACCATCTTCACGAACTTCCCAAATAATATCGCCTTCATCATTTACAGCGCAAATTGCACCTGTTGATAGAATTTTCAGTCGACCATTGGAAGAATATAATCCTCCTTTCAATATATTCCAACCGCCTATCTTGCCCCCGGTTTCATCCAAATGGAATATCTCAATACTGTCTTTGTAACCATATACACCACAACTGTCATTGGCCGAAGGACCAATATACACACCGGTAAGTCCGGGAACTGCGTCCAGACTTTCATAACTGCCAGTAATTTTCTTTCCAACAAAAATTCTTGGCGTAATTATAGAATCGGAGCCAATGGTAGTTTTATTGTTCTCCCACGCTTGAATCCAGTCAAGCATGGTGCTTTCTCGCTCTACAGAAAATAAGAAACGGCCTGTAAGCGTTGTATAATTGTTAGCATTGACGATAATCTCCAGACCTCCCTCTAATAATGTATAATGTAAACTGGTAATAGACAGCTTGTAAGTATAGTCATCTATCTTTGATATTTTAGAGGCAATACTTATATGTGAGGCTGTTACCATTTCTATTGTAAATGGCACTTTCACCTCTCCACAATAAACAGATATGAGGGTATAAGCATTTGTTAGTATTGGATTAGTACCGTCATAATCTGCATGAATTACACACACACTGGGAGATAACGACACTGAATAGGCATCGCTTATCGAAGTGAGTGTAATTGATGATTTTGCTACTGTACCCATATTTTTATATTTTATCCAAGAATAGCTCCCAGACCTCATGTTTGTTTCGGAGTCTGGGAGTCTAATTTCATTTTAATGGGTTTTGTAACAACTGGCACTCTAAACTTTCAACTGTGCCAAAATAGACTTTGCCATATTCTTGGACTCGGCTCGCCATGCCTGCATCTTCTTCCATTCTGTCTCATGCTCACTGTTACCGTCATCCATCAGATGATTGTTGATAATTGCTTGCATATCATCACTTGGGTAGCGGCTCTGAATTATGGCAGCAACCAACTGGGAATAGGATGGCTGACCTAAATCAAAGGTTGCTTCTGTCCATTGATATTGCCCCTGGTCTTCTGTCTCTGACTTGTGAATGTCAAAGGCAATTGTGTATTGACGTAAACCCAACTTAATTTTGTATCGGATTTGCTGAGGCTCAATACTGCCTGTCATTTTCGTGATTAACATATTATTACATTCTTTTTAAGTTTGACTACTCTGAAATTCTTTTTGATATAACAGTATCTCCAGAAATATATCGCTTCATTAAATACCTTGCGCCTGATAGCGTATGATTTATGATGCACCAAGAAACCCATATAGGAATTTATGGATTTAACTTTCTTCTCTATTGCCAGTCCTTCTTCAATGGTTGTCGGACCATCATGGTCTATATTGCTACAGATGGCTTCCAGTTCCTCGACAGCTGTTATAAAGCCGGAGACGGTACGGTTAATAAGATAAGTGCGACCGGGCTTGACTACGCTTCCTACTATCTTGATACCTTTCTTAACTTCTTGTATATAAATTTTGTCTGGGTGCATCCTGATTTTCAATAATAGACGCAATTTTTCCCGGCTCCATTGTCGGAAATATTTGGCATCTTCTTTGTTCTTGCAAACAAAAGCAAAATCATCTACGAAGCGAACATACAATGCTCCTCGTTTTCTTGCTTCGGCAATGGTCGCTGCGTCAAAGATAGACATATAGAAATTGGCAAACAACTGACTGGTCAGATTACCTATTGGCAATCCTTTCATTGGTTTTGCGTAAAACAGTGTTTTGTTGCGTGGAAGATAATCCCAAAGTTTTGTGTTGCCCTTTTTGATACAGTCATCCTGTGGTCTATGGCGAACTACAACTTCTGTTAGCCATAGAACTAAATCTAAATCATATTCAAACGGAGTTCCATTCCAATATGACCATTTTTCTTTAATAAAAGGCAAAAGATATTTAAGCAAAACCTCACAATCTATAGACATAAAAAAAACTCGGACATCGAATTGTCCATACCACGCTTCTTGGCTATAGCCTGCGGATAAATAATTTGTGTTCGCCACCACTCGTTTTACACACGCCAAAGTGCCAAATCCTGTGCGGCAGTTAAAAGACACATTGCCATGCTCAACAAATCTTTGCTCGAACAATGGTTCCAAACGTAGGCACAACCAATGTTGTACGATGCGGTCTCGGAAATTTGCAGCAAAAACTTCTCGTAATTTAGGGCGTGTAACAACAAAACAAATACTGGTTGTGGGATGATAAATACGGTTCTGTATCTCCCATGCCAACGGTAACAAATCTTTATGCCATGAAAGTCTATACATGACACATTGTGAACTCATCTTTTTATGCTTGCAACAATCGTCAAAAGCATCGAACCACCCTTCGACATAATTATTATCAAGTGCTGCAACTGCCCGAACAACGTTACCGTTGTACTTGTTGTTGTTGTTGAAGTTACCATTGCCGAAATTCACGTTCCAGCTGTTGTTCTGACTGTTCTCGGAACTGCTCCAATAGTTACTGGCAGTTAATGCGTGTACTATCTTATTCTTAACTAAGGATTTACCTGTCGGTACAATGTCCCCAGTAACACGCCCATTTCTTAATAAAAATGTCCTCAATGCCATAGTCGTAACCGTGGCTAAAGAGAATTTTGCTCACATACTTTGCGTCTCCACTCAGTCGCCTGCGTGAAGATTGACTGTAAAGATTTGGCAAAGTGTGGCATCTGCTTGTTGGAAATGATACGGACGTTCTTACTCCTATTCGACCACTCTTTTAAGGTGTCAATGCAAGTCTTAACGGTACGCAATTCCAAATATAGAGATGTGATGAGTTCAACCTTTGATTCTGCGTTATTCTCATTCAATGCTAAACCGATGGTTGTCAGACAATCCGTAAGCGTGTCTATAAGACGTTCTGTTAAACGTCTTATACCGACACTATTCGGAACTCGCTCCGACATTTCCAAACAGTGTATCATCAAAAGCTCTGTCTCCCGATAAATCGGTGCGCTTCCTGCATTTTTGAGAATTGTAGCCATATTAAAAATTTTTGTTCACAATATGCCATTGTATAGCCTATTGATATTGTTACCACTTTAGTTTATTTACACAAGAATACCTCTCCAATGGTAAGGAAGGTTTGAGAATCATAAAAATTTTCTTGTAATTTGACTTTTTGTGGTGCGTCAGAAGACGCACCACGATCTAAAATGCTGCAACTGCCCGAACAACGTAACCGTAGTACTTGTTGCCGCCGTAGTTGAAGCCACCATTGCCGAAATACACGCCCCAGCTGCTGCCCTGACTGTACTCGGAACTGCCCCAATAGCCACTGGCAGAAAAGTCACTAAACACACCATCATCAATGGCACGCTGAAAGATAGCACCGATTTTGTCATCATCGTATGCTGGCCCCTTCTTTGAATGCCAATACAACCTACACAACTCGCCAATAGAGGGAAGATACCAGTTATGTTTCTTAAATCTATCAACCAATACCTCACCAGCTTTGACTGCTGGCTGATAAGCGTAACATTTACTTACCGCTGGGTAATAGAACTGCTGATACTTATTAACATTACCGTTATTGGCAATAACTTGGCTAATCAAATCATTCAAGACTGACATTTCTGTTGAATTGTCAGTTTCCTCTGGTATCGGCAAATCTACGCCTGAATCTGATAAGATAGTATTACGATGCTGAATTACCTTCAATGATTTAGACAAACCAACAGGTACCTCATCGCCAGCTTTATAGCTTCCGCTTAAAAAAGCCAATTCTGCTGATAAAGTTTCCTTACCAGAATTGTCAATACCGGCTATACCATCGCCAACAGCGGTTGTTTTAACTGCATTGACAAAGCCATCGGCTGTATTCTCATCCAGATAATTCTTTGCTTCCATATAGTTTGACGAATGATATTGAGAACCTGTAGCTGCAAGGCCTGTAGAGCCAATATTGGCAATACTGGCAATGTCATACACGCTGTAATTCTCATCATCTTGTAACTCTATAGGGTATATTGCATATTGAGCATTCCAATCATCAGATTGACCAGAATTATAAGGATAAAGTCCCCACGCAAAACTGCCAATATTAGCTGGTGCCACCATACGCCTGTCATTTGCATCTTTAGGATTGATATAGAAACATACACCAACAACAGTTTTACCACTCTTCGTAGGTCCGTATGTGCCATCGGCAAATACATAATCACCTAAATGCGCACGTCTGGGATAGAGTCCAATTTCCCACGTTGCTTCCAGTACAGTTCCGTCACTCTTAGTCAGATAGCAATGTAATGTTGTAGTCGGAGCTATCGTGTCCTCATCACCTAACTGGCTTACATTGATTATGCAGTAGTCTCTTTTTGCACTGTCCATAGTAGCATACATATTGGCATCCAAAGACCAACGGATACTAACCACATCATTTGCATTTACATTGTTTGGCAAACAAGTAAATTTATGCTTGCCAGTTGTATATGTATATTGTGTTCCTTGAATTGAAATACTTGCTATCGGACTTTTGTAATAACTGATATACAACGGGTTATTGACATCATCCACATTGCCCCAGTGATAAAGCCAATCTACTTTATTAACAAATGATGGACGATTTGTTGTATTGTTTTGTACCGCTATCTTGCCAGTCACATAACTGTCCGTAATAGATGCAAGATAATTCACCAGATATAACGAAATATCACTCCAGTCTATAGAAACTAACTTCAAATAGTTCAATGGAGCATTGCCTGTAAAACACAAATTAAAGATACTGCGAGAATCTGGTATGCCAGCACCCAAAGAAAGACTCTGCAAACGACCGGCACCAGCCAATGTGATTTTCTTCAAATTGGGTTGTTGATCCAATGTCAGAGAAGTAAGTGTATCGGGTAACGCCACCTCTTCTAAATATTCTGTTGCTGGGAGTGTGACGGTATTGAATGATGTGCCTGTTAATACCAACAATCTTAATTTAGTAATTGCAGACAAATCCAAACCACCTACCAAAGTGCTTACATTCTTCAACACCAATTCTTGAAGTAGAACAGCAGTTACCGTCATACCGGTTGGGCGAAATTGTCTTTCACCTGCACCATCTACATAGAATCTCGTTAATCTGGCACCACTAAGATTAAATGTTTCTCCCAAACTTTTATCAGTAAAGTCTCCAATGCTTCGCATATAGTCGATACCATTGATGAAGATATTGGTGTTACCGTCTGAAGTACCGACAGTTACGTCATATTGCTCACCAGCCTTAATACGAGGTGCTACAGAATTACCTATACCATAAAGCAATGTACTTCCAATAGCAAAGGTAGGGTACATCCAGATATGAGGCACGATTGAAAAGGCAAACTGTGGTTTGGTTCCGTCAATTTTTGTAATTGAACGGAAGTTCAATGAGCCTGCGGCACCTTCTCCATCTCGTCTGCCAAATTCAGCAAACCCGGCGTATGAGGATATATATATCAAGCGTAGTTTAACCCACTGTATCTCAGCTTGCAATTTATCTCCAAGACTTTGGGTAATCGGGTCTGTACCATTGGTGTATTTGGTGTTTTCATCTGTACTTACGTATGCTAAACGAGCTTTTTCATACACTAACCTGGCAACCTCATTGTAAGCTACAGCTGGATAATATTTTTGTACGTAGAAATAGTATTTCTCCATACAGCCTAACAAGGTGCCGTCATCACTCAACTTCACCATAGCTTGCAGGATTTCTCGCATATTGGCTCGTAATTCTGAAGGATAGGCATTTTCAATCTGGTTGAACAATGCGTTTCCTTCAGAGTTCCAATAATAGCTGCCTACAGAGTTGACATCATGCTCTTCAACATAATAGGGCTTTTCTTTCTGTCCTACATTATTGATGTCGAAAATGGTGTCAAGGTCATCTTGGTGCCAGCCTATCAGATGGGTGATGGGGTCAATATAGCAATATATATTCTTGCCTCGGTTATCAGTTGCAGCAATTAACTTACAAAAGTTTATTGTGAACTGTATCTCTTTTATATTGAAATAGGCACCTGCTCCTGCCTTAAATAGGGCTATACGCTCTGCCTTGAACAACGCATTGATCGCAGCCCAGTCTGTACCTGACCCGATATTGCCACACTGTGTGTTAATGTTGACAGTAGAATATTTGCCTACACCCAACTTCTCTAAGCCTGCACCAACCCATGTGCTTGTTAGTGGATCATAACGGAACAAATCATATTGAGCATTATTGCTGCCTGCTTTAGTCAACCAATAATGCTTGGATGTGTCTACTGTTTCGTCAGTATTAAGGTCTTCTAATGTGCCGATATAATAATCAATATTGTCATAATGCTGGAAGACAAAATTAAATGCCGCTTTAAAAGGTGCTATCTTAGATGTGTCACCGAAAACAAGACTCCAAGACTTTTGACCATTATACAACCAGTCTTCGCCATCCAATACAACATCTTCATCTATCCAAGGCACACGGCACATCACCAAATCTCGGTCATTGTCCGCTCCCTCAATACAAACATAGTCTGGAAATTTCTTTTTGTCATAACCAAATGTTGGCTTGTCTCCCTTACCTGGACCAAATGTGATAAACGACTTAAACTCTGGCTCCTTAGTATCATCCTCTTGAACAAACAGGAAGAAAGGTTTTTCCAACACTGCTGAACGGGTGTTTTCAAAACCAGAAGTTGATGTAATTGAGTTACCACCACACACTTCTTTCCACAAATCATTATACAATGCTGTGGAACCTATTTTATGACTTTGCATCGAACTGGCAAAGTTCACCTTACCTACCAACTTAGTGGCCATAGGTATGTCATCAATTAATTGATAGCCTGCTCCATGATTTACACCATTTTCATCTATCCAATAACCACCTTCATTAAAGCCCCATTGACCATTCCACCAGTAGTACAGCATTGATGATGTTCCCTGGCCTTTTTCATTCATATTGTACAAAGTGCCGCTATGCGCTGGATCACCTGGTATATGGACAATTAAGTCACCATTGAACTTATCCTTTTTGGTATTGCCGTATGTAGCGTATTTGCCCTTCCATAAAAGAACATTATATTTCTCAAACACAAGGTCATAACTGATGGTATTGCCATTTAATATGTTGTTCTTCTCTCGAAATGTGATTTTATCCTCACTATTATCCAAAGATGCCATATAGTTTTGACGCACATCTCCTGCTGTCAAAGCCTTTTTATAGACTTTAATGCTATAAACATCAATATCAGCTCCATCTGAGCCAATGCGAATGCCCTGTGAAGTCTGCACGCCATTCACATACTGCACAAAAGTATCAATGGTGTCATAGTTGAACTCTCGATTGATAACTCCATTAACGAAGATACGGCAATAGTTCTGGCCACTGCTGGAAAGGTTGTATAGCAAATTGACTGCGATCTTTGTGCGTACGCCTTCCTGATAGCCTACATCTTGGTTCTTTCTCGTTACCTTGCTGAGAGTCATAAAACAGGCTTCCATAGGCTTCATCTCCCAGCCCAATGGGTTTCCGTCTTTGGTATATGAACACATTTTTAATACAGGCAAATCTTCATCTGTAACATTACGTGTGGCAAAGTCGATTTCAAAAGTTAATGAGCCAGTCTTACGGGTTTGTATAAAATCAGACAGGGTTTCGTAGTCTATCTCTACACTGCGGCCACTGGGAACTCGCAAGCATTTTATGCCATCGTTGTCAGTAACCCAGCCATCACTTACAAATCCAAAATTATTGAATGTGGTGGGAATCGCTGTATTGCTGACCGTATTAATGATACGTGCTGGATTATCTTCTGTATTGCTGCGCAATTTAGGATTGATAATCAAGTCTGCTCCTTCTGTCGGTGCAAAATTCTGAGAGTTGTCAACTTCAAAGCTGATTCTGTCTCGCAATTCAACGCCTCCTGAATTGAATAACATATACGCACTGAAGGCTGTCTCTTTGCTGTCTATTTCCACCATGTTGCCAAACGTATATACAGTTTCAGATTGTGCATTTTTCTCTGTATAGGTCAGGTAATTGGCTGTATTTTGAATATCCGTCAATTTGAATGTTACTTCGGTATTGGCAGACGCTGGGTTATAAATCGCCCACTGGAAGAAGTTAGCAGATGTCCAGTTCACCAACGACTTGGTAACATTATTTAATATAATGTAGGGGGTAGTGTCAGATGTGTCTGCTACTACCATTACCTGTGATACAAGGTGCTCGCTGGTAATATCCGTACCGTCAACTGAAAGCCATGCCTCTATTTCATGCACACCATGACTAAGTAGCTTCACTGCATCACTGTCCGTATCAATAATATCAAACTGGTTAGGGGTCTCTGTATATTCGGTTCTTCCCAAGGCATATTGTAAGGTACGTATGCCGCCATCTCCTGAAATCTTTAGGTTTAGAGTTTTTGCCACGGCACCCATATAAGTATAGAGCAACGGAAGGGCAGAGCCTGTGACTGGCTGTTGCCATTCGTTCTTGAACTCTAACTTCAACTCTGTTTTTGTCACACTCTGGAAAACAACGTATGTTGTGGTGGCTTGGCTCTGATCGCCGGTCACTATCAGACGCAACTGACAAGTTCCGCTATTAAGCAGGCTACTAATGTCGACATCCGTATAAGTGTCACTCTCTGCTTCCACACTCTTGATGGCAATAGTGCCAATAGTACGCCATGAGTCTGTCGATGAGGCACGTCTTTGAATAGTCATCGTACCATCCTCGAATGTGTCTGCATATTTTTGGGTAACAGGATTATAAGTTTGAGAGGTGAAACGCATCTTTAACACAATAGAGCCATCAATACTAACAAAATTAGTCTGGTTACTTTGCGTTGTCAATTCTACAATATTCATTACGCCCTGTTCATCACTGATAGGAATTACAACATCAAGAATTTTAAGATCTGCATTCTCATCAGGATCAAACTGCCATTCATTGTATGTGTTTCTATTTGCAAAACCTCGTATATGGTAATAACCGTCAGTGTCTTTTGACATTGGCGGTATGTACCCGATTTTATTCTCTTCGTGGTCTTTTAAATATTTCTTGATAAACGACTGGATTGCCGCTCCCGAATAGGGCAAAAGATTAGTTTCATCAGTTGCTGAAGGAGTGCTATTTTTTTCATTACCTCCCCAGTCTTCATCGAAGCTGGTAATAGCATCTGTCCTAAATTTTTTAGCCATAACTGATATTTTATATTATTTTAATTTTTCCACCCTTCATCGGGCTTCCAAGGAGATGTGTTTATCCAATATCCAGAGCCAAAGCATGAACGGATTGCCTGCCATACCAATTGAGTTCCGATATAAATGGCCGACACCACCTTTGTGCCAAATCGTACAGTACTGACATCTCGTTGATTGATTCGTATCATTCGTCAAGTACAAGGTATATGGTTTTGGCATCTTTTACAGGAAGAGCATCGTATGCACCTTCGCTTGTCTGTACATTTAACGTCAAACCGTTCATTTGCATCTGGAGATTAAATACATCATTTGAGTTATTATTAACGGCATTAACAACTTGATTAAATTCATGTGCCGTCAACCGGCCACGGTTATTGGTGCCGTTGTTTTCTTGCTTGTTGTTGAAATCCAATAAATTTTGTGACTGTTCTGCCATGCCTTAGAATATAATAGGAAATTCGTATGGGAATCCGGCACCGTTCAACAACTCACAGACATAATAATCCTGCCCGGATATATCATAATCTAATGAGATATTTTGTTGTGTGGTGTCTATCGCCGGTCGTATTATATTACCGGCATCATCTGTTACAGCATCTGCCCAGCCTTCTATAGGGTTTTTAAGGTCTGGAAGATGATATTTGGTCCATTTGAAGGTATAGTTGGATGCGACATATTCAGGGTCTACCAATTTGCCTTGATAATATACATTGGCGGTAAGGGTGGTCTGACATTCTCCATTCTTGTAAGAATTGCCCTTACTTGACACAATTTCAATAGAATAACCAACGATATACTGCTTTTTGATGGTGAAAGTGGCAGTATAAGTTTCTTCATTGAATGTAACAACACAACGCACTGTCAGGGAATTAGAGCTGTTCCAATAATCTTCAAAAGGTAATATTGTTAATGTCTTGCCATTTTCGCCTTCAAAGGGGATATAGTCATATCCATCCAGATAGTACCATTGACGCTGACTGGAGGTGGAATGTAGATTCTCTTCTTCCAACGACAATGTAATATCTGCCGGACTTGTAGTAGGTTCGGCTCCTGTCAGGTCTCCCAACAATGTAAAGATGTCTGGGCCAGTAATACGAATAGATTTACTGACTAATTCATCTTTAACAGAATTGTCAAGGTTGTCCCATGTCATTGTAACCCCCTTGCCAAATGTGACATCGCCCTGTTGATTCCATTTGATGTTGGAATTGGCCAAATGTCCGGAACCATCTGTTTTAAGTTTGATGGACCCGGTTCTGGTGTCAATGCTGCCCTCACCGTCATAATTCAGGCGCAACAGTGGATTTTGGATGGTGCCTCCGATACCGCCTCGGTTGAACCAAGCTCCATAATCGTTGGTCTCATTCAGAATACTGTCGGTCGGCTGATACTGGGTGGCTATGTCTCCTAACTCTAACTGAGGGGCAACGAAATATACGTGGGCACTGGTGTCATCTAAGACTGGAGACAAAGTAATTGTTACTCCCTCACTCTTTTCTGGAGAGAGTAAATCAAACGGTGTCTTATGCCTGTTCCAGCTTAATGCCTGTCCCTCTGGAATTTGTATTGTACTGACTACTTTATTGTTCTGAAGGATTGATATTTGCCCTCCAGATTCTGAATACAGCCAAAATGACAATGTGTATCTCTTACCCAAATTGCGTAATAACCACGCATTTGTCTGGGCATTCATCGTTGCACTGCCATTGAACTTGTACACATTACCTATGCCTGTCGGATTATCCATTTCTGTAGCAATAGCAACAGAAGAAACAAAATCAATATCTAACGAATTGATAAATGTGTTTCTATGAATCCTACCTGCATAGAAAGTAGATGCAAAACCATTTTCATCGCCGGCTGTAAGAGTGCCGGAAATATGAGCGGATTTAGAGGCAAACAGTTTCTGCATATAACCGCCATAACCATCTAACTGACCGAATACAGGATCTGAGATGCCCGTAAGTTTGCCAACACGCATCTTGCTGGCATCTCCGAAGTTGGCAATGTTGGAAAGGAGAATGATGCTGAAGTCGGAAATCCAAACTTCATCGTCCGCTTTCATTGCCGACAAATCCAATTTCAAAGTACGCAAATAGCGGCCGGAATAGTCTATGGTAATTGCGTGTAGCTTATATTGCCAGCCTGTAGTTACGTTATAACTGTCCTCTCCATCTACACGTGTGCCGTCTTGATACCCTAAAGACATCTTACACGATAATTCTCGTGTAGATTTAATCTTATATGATACCAATACTCGATTGGGATTCTGAACATATTTATAAAAATCTTGCTGAATGCCTGCAAAATGATAATCGACAACATCTTGTCGCTTCAAATGGAGCACTCGATAGTTATCTTCTATTGAAGGGATATAATCGGCATCTACTACACCACTGACTACATACTGGGATTCTGCATCGGCATAGTCTGCTGAAGCGATATTCTCCGGCCAACTCAAACTTGCGTTCCTGCCTATGCCGTCTATCACATCCATATATGGAGCTTGGTCATCTGAACCTGTCAGATACAATGCCCCAGAACGATTGGTGTCAAAAAGATTGGTGACACGGGCAAAATCTAATATCTGCTCCGTTTGAGGTACATCGCCCTCCAACAAGGCACCGATGAAGTAGCTGCGCTCAACAATTTCATTTGTCTCTGCGTCAACTGTTTCCTCTTTGCCATAACTTAACACACACATTAAAGAGTATATCAAGTTTGTGCCGTCAAAATATTGCCTTCTGACAATATCTCCAGTGCGTAACCCTTGTGTCTTCTTAGAGTCATGCTGAAGAGAAACCTTGTATTTCCTATATGAATATAATGCCATTTATATCACTTCTTCCACCAAGTCTCCTGAACAAGCGTCACTTACCCATAAAGACCCATTAGTAACAGATTGTTTTTGAACCTCCAATTCGTAAATTCTCATCTTCTTGCGGATTGTCAATTCATCAAATGTAGCACTGATATTTCCTGTCAGTGGATTTTTGTATATTTTCCAACCATTACCGGCAAAACCGCTGGAGAACTCAACAGAGCCAATATCATTGACTATGTAAGCGTTACCGTAGTATTTTACGCCGTCTGCCAGACCTTGCCAGTATATAGAATCATCAAAGAATAGCTGATTGTTTAAAATTCGGGTTTTAGATTCTGCAATTCCTATTGATTTTTTTCCTTCCAAGGGCTTGTCGAACACATAAAAATCTGCGTCTGTGGTTATCATCAGACTTGCTGATTTCCTGTTCAATGGGGCGTACAGACTGGCGGATTCTTGAAACTGTATGGTTGCGGTACGGTATTCTGTCACTTGGTTTGATTCTTCTCCTTCTGTCACGACATACCTGAATGGCCCCTTGAATAACAAATTATCGCCATCACTATGAAATCCTGGGCCAAAAATGTTATTAAATTTTAGCCATCTGCTGACCATAACCCCGGAATCTTCCTCATCATTCTTATAAGTCTCAATCAACACATTGCCTAACTGATGTCCAGCCTTAAATGAATTGGGGAAATATGCGTCTCCGAACTTGCCTACCAGCTGATATTCACCGTCATCATCGTATATACCGGTTTGCAAATCTATCTTGCTGGTACCATCATCGCCTAAATTGAGTATTTTATTAGGAGCCGACAAAGAAATAACGTCCGGGTTCTTTAAATACAGCACTTTCTCGCCCTGTATCATCAAACCTCCAGTCATGTCCAAATCGGCATTTAATTTTACCTTAAACCTATCATCAATAATCAATACCTCTCGGTCATCAAATCCAAAAGAGCAACCGTTCAGGGCAGTTACGCTGCCCTGTAACTCCGTATCGCCCTTCACCAACAAATCTCCTGCAACTGTACCATTTCTCATGGTCCAGTCAACATCTTCTTTATTAGCATTGCCGGAATGATAAAACTCAAAATCCCCGTCTTCTGTACCAATATGAATACCATCTTGATCTATTATAACATCTCCAATAGTCAAGCTGTTTGTAATATTGACCTTACCATCCAGATTTATAGTGGGCGCAATCAGTGACAATATGTCATTATCATAATTCATCACATTGCTGCCATTGATAAACAGTCCGCATGGGTCTAAATGCAGTTCGCCATTTATGCTGACAATATTTTTGCGTTCATCTGGGTTTTCTTCCAAAGTCTGATAGACATCAAGTATTTTTATACCTTTGTCTCCAGCTGAGAAGCCGAACAAAGTGCTCAATTTACCCGTCATATAATCTCCAGACAAAGACACAAACAGACCTCCTGAACCAGAAGGGGTGTCTCCACCTCCCTCGCCAGGAATATTGTTTGTACCTAACATACTGGAAGCAAGCAGATATGCAGAGTTTTTAATTGCTATAAGTTTTTGCTCTGCTATGCTTGCATTAATTTTTTCTTCATCAACAGTATAAACGGGCACACCATCTTCGCCCTTTGTAGTCGTAACATACTCAGAGCTGGTGTAATCGGGCATAGTGTCATCTTGTGCTTTGAGAAAACCGGAAAGCAATCGGTTATACAGCACATCCAAACTGCTGCCAGATTCAATTTGAGGTATATTTTCATTTAATGTTGCCATATTATTGTGCTATTTTTACTGTCTTGGATAAGATTCCAGATGTAGCAGCTTTGTATGAATTTACTTTTGCTTGCAATGAGACAAATTGTGCGACATTTACTGGCGGCTGAGGTCCCATCATGGTTGCAGTCATCATAGAGGATAATGCCCCCAACCATTCCACTAACAATGATGCTAATTGATTACCTAACACTGCTGGTTCCGTAGCACTGCCACTGCCCACATACACACCATCGCTTTTAATGATAATCTCCTTGGCATTATACTTAGCTAATAATTGCTGGGCATCTAACAACAGCTGTGCCTTGTCGTATTTTGCTTCAATTTGGTCGGCATTGAGCGTGGCAGAGGTCTTCTCGTCAAATTGTGCATGGATTTGTTCTGCATCCATCAGCATCTTGCCCTTGTCTCGTATTGCTTCTATTTTTTCAGAGGTAACTTCAACACTACTTTGCTCTTCAGGCTTGTCGCTTTTGCCTACAACGGTCAGTATCGAGACTGGAGTGTAGGTTGTGTGAGCATGGACTCCAGTCGGCTCTAACTCATCAACATCTGGAGAATCTTCCGTATCTTGGTATTCTTCTGTCTCGGTAACGCCAACTACAACCTTATTATGAGCATCCAACTGCACCGTGTCGGCATGGGAATACTGGATAACATACTCTCTCAATGTTTCAGGGTCTGTGGCTATCACCACATCGGAGTAAAGATAGGGTATTGTTACCATACCGTTCTCATTGCTTTGAAGGGCAGACAGATACACTCCCTCATGCAAGCCGATAGGCAAGCCGTCTTCTACGGCCTGCCTGTTAGTCTCTGACCCCAGATTATACTCTTGCACATCTACTGTACCATACAACTCATCACTTGGATTATCATGGAATTTTACAACAAATCCAGATGTTCTGGAAGTGTTCTTCATCACATTGGTGCGTGGGTTAATGAGCTTATGGAACGCTATCTGTCGGATGGCATCATAAATAGTCTCGTTGGCTGATAATTCTGAATGTATGTTGCTCATTTTTTGTCCTCTTTTTCTAGTCTGGCGATACAATAAGGTAATTTCAATGTCTGACGATAACCATTGACTCCAAACTTCGTATTCACCTCTTCAATAAGATACCAACCGTTCTTTTCTGGCTGGCGTATATCAAGTAACTCCACCTTCATACCGGATTCAAAATTGTGGTCTCCAAACACTGTTATCGTACCTTCTATACCATTCATGTTATAACCATCAAAATATGCCTCAGCCTCAGCTATCAACTGATCTTCGGTTATTCCTATATGGTTTGAAGTATATGGAATAACTGTATATTGGCTTAAATCTACCTTGTCTTTGGTTTGGGATTTAGGCACGGCTCCTAACTTCAAGGATTTCTTGCTGAGTTTTGTCTCATTCAACAATTGGAATTTCTTGTGTTTTGTATCTGTTGTACCTTCCCACTCAGGATTCAATCGAATAGTGATGCTATACTTGACCTCTTTCATTTTGCCTTTGCTGTCTGCTTCATATTTGAAGCCTTCGGCAGATACAGCTAAAAATTTAGGGTCAGTGTTCATCAAAGTCAGTCCGTCATCAGCAACATGGTAGTCAAATTGTAAAACCGTGCCATTGGAACTCTGGTCATTATTAACAATAGATTCTGCCGTCTTTGCAGAGAAATATGAGCGACCCACTTTCAGATATGGAGTGCCATTCTCTGTCCGGATAAAGCAATAGAGCTTGTATTTTGACCATTCTGTAAGCAGGTCTGCAACGGTCAAGTCTTCAGACAACTGTACCTTTCCGATATTGATGTCGCATTTGACGGTATCTGGATGCAACTTCAAACCTGTGCCTTTCAGCAGGTCATATTTGCCGCCTTCCTTCAAAAAATCATTAACCTTTGCATCTTTTCCTGTAGTAATCTTTCGACAGTTCTTCCGCTTTAAGTTGCTTGCCAAATTCTCACACTTGATTTCAATAGGGGTGGACACTGAACACTTGGTGATATAGCCGTCAAACATAGGCTTATGAGCTGTGGCGGCATTGTCCATAGCTTCTTGACGTTCTTTTGTATCTTTGAAAATTTTTCCTGTGTCACGATAATACCCTAAATATATACGGATTCTTTGCCCGACATGAAAATCTGAAGGCTGGGCTGTAGAATAGCCTGCACGTTTCTCGGTAATAGTTCCATCTGCAAGGCGTTCTGTATAAACTGTTGTTGCGCCATCTTCTTCTATGTCGTTCTTTGTAACGGTACGTTTAATAATTGTACCTCTTGGAAATTTGACACTCGCAGTGCCGATGAGTTTTTTATACGACTCTTCAATCTCTATACTTTTGCACTCCCGAAGTGTAAGGCATTTATCATCAGCAGGGTCTTCTGTATCTATGACATTCTTATCTTTTGGCTCCCAAATGAGTATTTTACAAGCCAAAATGTCTATTGCTTTATCTAACAATAGACCCTTGTTATATTCTGAACTTTTCATATCACATTCGATGTAAGTTGTTCTACCATTTGAGCCGCTTGGTTTGCAGCAGATGCCTTAACTTGTTCAAGCAATTTAGTTGCCCAACCTTTCTTTTTCATCTTAGAAATATTCAAATTCGTTGTCTGAATAGTATCTTCAACAACCTTAACAACCTCGTCAGGCTCAACTCCCACACAAGTAAAACTATATGGCTGCACATTTTTGAACCCTTCGTTTTGTCCCATTTGGAAATCTTTAATAACAATCTGATTAACATTAAATTGTTGAAACAACAAATTTGAAACATGAAGCACCCCTTTATGTTGCATCAAGGTAATAAACTTAGATACCATACTATAAGGATAGACATCTGGATAGTTACTCATTATCTTGCCTGTTACAGTAAAATTCACATCACCGCCAGAAATCAATTCCTTGCGAGAATAGTCACGCCCCTGTACCTTTGTGAGAACTACATTATTTCCACTTTGTACTTGCACCATTGGACCTAAATCCAAAAACACTTTGTCTTCATCTGCCGGAACCTCAATTTCTGTATCAACTATTGTGTTTGCATTAGCCGCTTCTTCATGGCTCAAAAATTTAATTTTATCCCAATATGTCTGTACCCTTATGCTATTTTTATTACCTGATTCATTAGGAATCCACAATAATAAACCTTCAGGAATAGGTTGCCCCATATAATGAATTTGCACTTGCTGCTTCCTTAAAAATTCTTGGTCTGTATCTGCGTTATTTCCTATAATTTGTTGTAAGGCGGTACCTTGATTTTTTGCGTATGCTGCGGTCAACCGTTTGCTGTCCAGTTGCCGCACATACGCTGGGTACAAGTCATTTATTTTAGCAAATGCAAGCTGCATCATGGTGCGCTTTGCTGCATACACAATAACACTGTCATAGCCACGAGGAGAGATGAACTTTAATTGCCCACCTCTTTCTCCTTTGACTGGATAATTTAAGTAACGCCCTCCTGCATTAAGAGCCATTGGGCTAAAAGCCGAACTTACATAACTGACAAATCCCATATATTATACAATATTTGCATTGAAATCTTGAACTACATCCAGCAGGGCTGTTGCCAATTGCTGTTTGATATTATTGACAGCTGCTACTTGACGGCCATCTGTCATGTCAATTGTCTGTTTATCTACTCGCATCAAATTTTCAATCCTTACAATCACCTGTTTAGGAGCGGCAGACTGATTATAATGCGATTTATATTTTGACTGATCAGTCCCATTGTGCAGAGAGCTAACCGGATTATGTTTACCTCCTGTATTTGTAGGTGTCCATGTCTGAGTTTCCTTAGAGGTTTTAGGGGTGTATTGATTACCTTTTTTATCCACCCATATATATCCCCCCGTAGGGCTGAAGAAACGTGACTTATATGACACTCCATCTGCTGTCATTGTCTGCCCTTCTTTTGTCGGATTTTGATACCCTCCTTCTCCTGTGAGATGTCCAGATGGTAATGAACCTTCTAATGGAGAACGGTTGAGGAAGCTGGCGAACAAAGGCTTATAATGGTTGTCCAGTGTGTTATACCAACCAACTAATTTGTCAAATGATTCATTTATCATATCGGTTGCCTGCTTCACGGAATCATAGCCATATTTCTGAGGATTGCCGACAATATCTTTAATATATTTCATATAACCTTCAGAACCATATAAGCCATACTTCGTATCAAACAACGGTCCAAAGAATTTCTGTAATACTTCTTGGGTTTTCTTGTAATCTACAGTATTGGTTTCATCATAATTCTGAAGCAATACTCCGAAGTCATTCCAAGCAGCGAATACTTGTTCCATATTATGCTGCAAGGCTCTTACATACATCTGGGATTTCTTTATATCGCCGAAAGTCATGTTCTCAGCTGTTTCAGAACTGATCCAGTCCCATTGGGTATTGTATGTAGTTGGTATAAACTGCTTGCGTGCAGCAGCCATAATGTTTGTAAAATCTGTATAATTATGGGCAGCACTGGCCTGGCTGATCATGTATTTTTCCAAAGCCAAGCGTTGTTCATTATTCGGGTCTGCTCCTAATTGCGCAAGCAACAACTGTACAGCAGCCTTTTCGCCGATTTCTGAGTTTTGCCCCATATCTATGGCACGTCCATACAAGTTAAGATGCTGTGTGGAATGTATATTCCCATTTTTATCCCAATAATTGTAGCGTCCGATATTACCGCCTAATGCTTTTAAGAGTGGTGCAAATGAATCATGCACACCGCCCCACATATCAGCAGTAGTTAACATCTCCTTAAAATTTTTAGCAGCTGGAGTGTCTAAATCTGCAAATTTTGTACTGTCTTCTGTAGTTTGAGGCTTACCGTTCTTCTCTTGCCAATAGCGTTTCCACAATTCTGTCGCTTGTTCTACACGTTCATTCTGTGTAAGCAACTCGTTGTTAAAAATTCGCATATTGCCAATCATTAGTGCATCAGGATCAGACAAGTTAAGTTTGTCAACACCCAAATTACGATAACTTGCACCCCATGCTTCATTTGCCTTTATCGCAGCCTGGGTTTTCTGATAGGTATCATAGATTTCATAACCTATCCAAGCAATAGCTCCAGCAGCCATTACACCCCAACCTATAGGATTGGTCAGCAAGAACGAACTAACAGAACTTAGCATACTCATTAAAGTCAGACCACCGCCAGCAATATTGGCAGCTCCAACTGCATTAGCACCGGCAGCTCCAGCAACTCCCACTCCTGCCACTCCAGTACCAGCCCCCATCAAACCAGCAGCTCCAAATACACCCCTGCCAACAGCCTGGCCTAAAGAAGTCATACGCCCCAAACCTGCAAATCGACTAAAAGCATACAGTTGAACGGCATATTGTAATGTTCGCCCCATAGTAGCTGCAAACCTTGCAATACCTACCAGCCAACTGCCAAACAAGACACCTCGTATCATTACAAAGGTGCTCATTAAACTTTGCGCAATACCAGCGATAATACCTAATGTCATTTGTATTTTTACAAAATATACAATGCCGTCTTTAGCCCAATTAGGTAGCATATTCCAAAACTTCATAATGCCTTGGAACACATCGGTTATTACCTCTACAAGTTTCAAGAACATCTGCATAGCACTGGATAGGGCTTCAACAAATTCAGGTGATTTCATCAACTGAATCATTCTTTGCAGAAAATCTCTGATAGTGCCTTGCATAGCTTCAAACCCCTTCATGCCACTTTCTGTAAAAGCTGAAGTCATCTGATACCAAAGACCTTCTATGGTATTTTTCTTAGCATCTGCCAACTCTGTTGAAAGACCGTATGAATTGTACTTATTCAAGTCCGTCACCTCTTGCAGCTTATCTGCATGACGCACCAAAGCCATAGCTCCTGTTGCAGCAGTTACACGGAAAGCCTGATAAAACAATGAAGTAAAGTCTCCACTGCTCATTTCCTTACTCTTTTTGTTTAACTCTGCCATAAGAGTATTAAAGTCCTTCAAATTACCAGCTTCATCTTTGGGCGATAATCCCAATGCTTTCCACGCTGCTTTTTGCTTTTTAGTCGGTGCCTGCATATTCATCAACATCATACGCAAAGTGGTACCGGCATGAGACGCTTTAATACCGGCATCACCTAACACACCAATTGCAGCAGCTGTAGTCTCAAACTCTAAGCCCGATTGACGGGCAACTGTGCCTGCATATTTGAACGACTCTGCCAGCTCCATCAATGTAGTATTACTCTTGGTGAACGTCATTGTCAATATGTCGGCAACATTATTCATCTGACTGGCAGGAATCTCATAACCAGTCATTATATTGGTTACAACATCGGCTGTTTCGCCTAAATCAGAGTCTCCGATCAATGCTAAATTTGAAATAGGACGTATTGACTGCTGTATCTCTGAAGTCTTATAGCCTGCCATAGCTAAAAACTTACCTGCCGATGCAACCTGCGGTGCCGTAAACTTAGTTTCTACACCTACCTGACGCATCAACTGGTTCATGCTGTTAAAATTCCCTTCAAACGTTGTGCTCTTATCATGGGCACCCAAAATGTTTTTGGTTGTCTGACTAATATTTTCATACGCCGTGGCACTCTTGAAGACCCCAGAAACACCTGACATCAAGGCACTCAAACCGTATGCTATACCCATGCCCTTAATCATTTCGCCTGCTACATTCGTACCTGTTTGAGCGTATGTAGGGCCTAATACTTGTCGGGTAGTAGGGTATAAATAAGTGCTATGTCCTCCTGTGGTGGTAGGACGGCGTACTGGAGCAACAGGGATGCGGCCTCTTGTTGCTGTCCCAGCGGCAGCAGAAGCTCCGGCAGCCGATGCCGTAATAGTAATCTTACTATTAGCCTTAATCTGATTGAGTTTACGCAGCAAAGCGTCCAAACTATTAATAGCTGTTTTGGTATTGGCTTTTGGCTTAATATTATTACGGTTGATACTATTAGTCAGATTTTGCACTTTCTGCATAGTGGTAGCCAAATTCCCCAGATTAGGGGCAGACATAGCTGTTTTAGAACGTGTTTGAATCTGTTTCATCAAACTCAACACACGCCTTAAAGATGCTTCTGCTGATTTTGTATCTGCTTTTACTGTAGCAGTAACAGGTTTGGCTTGAATGGTCTTGAAAGCAGAATTTAGCTTTCCTATTTTCTGCGCAACCAAATCAAACCTACGAGACATCTGTTCCAATCTGGCTGTTGCCTGTTGGAACTGGTTAATTGCCTCTAACGCTGGACCGTTATTGACATTTATCTGATATTGGACTTCATATACTTGTGGCATACCATTATTGTTTTTAGAAGAATAGCTCTTGACACACCTCAAAGATTAAAAGCCCCTTATCCTTTTGGTAAGATAAGGGGCAAACAACAAACACTCTATGACAAAAGACCAAGAGAATTGGCCTGTTGGGTGATAATCATTTTACTATGAAGCCAAATGGCTTCTTCCGATAAACGAGCAAAACTCTCATCATCCAATTCGTCAACGTCCACGCTGGGAAAGTAATGGCGTATATATATTAGCCTGTGGCGAAGATACTCGCTGTCTTTTACTTCCCAGCTTTTGATAAATTTACCAGTCGGCCTTGACGAATCTCGATCAACTGAGCAAGGTGAGGCATGAGACCGAAGATGAACAGCGAGTCCTCCTTGATAAGCTCCTTGTCTCCGTCAATGAAGCAGTCCTTGGCAAGTTCTCGCATGGCTCCGGCCTGGTCTTTCTGTGACAGAGAAAGGTACTTGCTGAAAGAGGGGAATGACGGCTGCTTGAAATAACCGATGTAATAAGGCTTCTCGCCATCGTCCTCGTTGCCCTCAACCAAAATAGGAAAGACCTTTTTCAGTTTTGCATCAGCATCTTTGAGTTCTTTTACTTTTTTGTCTACTTCTGCCTGAATCTTCTCAGACAGCAACATTTCTTCGTTTTGCATTTCCATAACTTATGATATTAAAATGAGTTGTTTTACCAAGAATAGGGTTTTATAAATACAGATGTTGCGACTCGTTCGTTTTTTAAGAAAAAGAATAATATTCTTTAAGATTAATATGTAGCCACCGTTCCTCGAAGTTCCACTTCGAGGCATAATAAAAGGGCGAACCCGAAGGCTCGCCCCATACAAAACACATTATATCAGAAGTTACAGCCATGAACTTGTACCTTCACCAGTAATGATGTCAAAAGGATTCAGATTGAACTCCTTAGTGATGTTGGTGTCATCCTGCTTACTCTCCATACCGTCCTCGTTAAAGAGACAGCCCTTCAGAGTTACAGTCTCTGCTGACCAATCCTCACCAGCGTATGCGTTAGTAAACGAGATGATCAAATCAAACTCGCCCAAGTCCATCAACGAACCGGCCAATGCTCTCAACTGAGATACAGTGTTGTAATCCATCACGAGAGATGCCTCACAAGTCTTGTTGCCAAAACCACGGCCAATAGCGTTACCGCCAATGCCATAGTTGTTCTCAACCTTACGCTTCTTGTTCCACTTAATCTCTGATACACCCTGCATAATGGTTGAATCCTCAGAAATATCCAAGGCAGGGATAGAGATACGGATCATAGACCAGCTGTATGATACATTATTAATTATTGCTGCCATGTTTATGCTTATTTATTGGTTAATGCCAAGCCCTCTACAACTTCAATACGAGAAGCTACGCCAACTGGCACAAGCGAATACTTGATAATCAGAGTGTCGTTTTTCAACACGTTTTGATTCTTGTCAATTGTAACAGAATAACCTGAGATTTCCTCGTTGTTCTGCATTGTAAGCAGAATATCAGAAACAATGTTCTGGAACATGGTAATCTTTGCTGCGGACAAATAGCCAGTGCTCGGATCCACCTTCAGAGGCGAATTGACGTATGGCAACAAAGCGTTACGTACTGCTCGTCTTGACTTGTTGATAGTACGATTACGAGCTACAGTGCGATAATCACTGTCCTCATTTGCACAAGTTTGGTCCTTCGAGAAGTAAACACCACTTTCGAGTCCAGAATACTTGCACAAGAAAACATAGCCCTTGTCATCCAGAGTATCAAGCTGTACCTTGTTAAGCGATGAATACTTCAGTGTGCTGGTGAGCTTATCGTCTGCCTCTGTCACATCGCCAAAGCCCATCTCAATGTCTGGGAAGTAACCAATAAGATTGAACTTATTGACCCAGGCAAATGACTCTTGAACACTGGCGAGGGCAATGCAGCCAAGGCAAGCACCGATAGTACCAACTGGTGTGTGATTAGGGTTAGCAAGTTGCATTGCTGTTACATCGGTGTCAAGTCCCTGACCCAAGAGTACTGTCACATAGCGTGCGTCAATACAACAAGATGGAATCTTGTTCAACTCAATTTGCTTAGATGTACCGTCAATAGTTGATACAACAGCACTGTTTGCAGACAGGATAGTTGACAACGGAGCGTTTTCATCTGCCAGACTTGTAGCCTTAGAATTAAGGCTTGTTACCAAATCTATAGAATATGTGTCCGCTGTAGCATCAGTCGTCTTCCAAAGGGACTGCTCTGTCCAGATTCCCAATTGGTTTATCATGCCGTGTGCAGCACGCTGCATCTGCTCAATAGCATCCCAATTCTCACTGCAATCAGCAAACATAACGAACAAACGACCAGTATCGCCTTGGATGCTGAAAAACTGATTGATATGGTAATAGGGAATACCAAACAAAACATCCTCAGAAGCCTTACCTGTGTAAGCTGCAATGCCAAGTGTCTTCAAATCGTCCATCGAGTTAAGCTCTATGACGTTACCTTGGAGTTTATCCTTCAACGCAAGACCTGCGCCGGCAGTGAAGAAGTCTGTCTGTTGTGAAATATCAAACAGCAAACCTGTAACCTTTTCAGTTGAAGTAATCGAGCTGCGACCGATATTGCCATCGGTGTCACTCATAAATACGCCACCTAACATATTATCGAATTGTTTTTATGATTTGTAATATGGATTTTGGTAAAGAATAGCATCCTTTACCAGATTAGGTTGGGTGTCTTTGGGGTACACGCCTCCCCTTGAATCAATGTATAATGCTGAGTAGCTGGGATAGCTCTTCAACAACTTGTCAACTGTATCAGGAATCTCTGATGCTGATGTTGTCTCTGGTGCCTGAGTAACGTCTGTTTCACTGGGCACCTGTGACTCTACTATAGTCTCCTCTACAATCTTTTTTCTTGCCATAATTTTGAATTTAAAATGGGGAATGGAGTCAATTGCTCCACTCCCCATGATTATTCTTAAAATAGATGTTTGTTACCCACCAGTAGTAACAGTGTTTTTATAAGCTGTCCAACATACGATTTCAGCAGGACGAACAATGTTCACATCCATCTTCATACGCATCTGGAAGAAGTAAAGCTCACTGTTGGCTTGCAGACGTTCAACCTTTACGACCTCGCTGTCATTTGCATAGTCAACACCCATCCAAAGATTCGACTCCATACCGGTGGTGAACTCACCAAGCACGATAGTATGCTCAGGAATGCCTACGATAGGAATAATGCGCTTACCCTTAAAGCGGTACTCGTTCACTTTGGTGTTGTCTGAATACTTCACCTGTTTGTCAGAGAGATACTGGTCATACAGGTCCCAAACATCCCATCCGCAAACGAAAACAAGACCGGCCTTCTTACGAATCTGCTTCGGACACTTCTTCCACATAGCGTTGAAAGCTGCCTCCACATTGGCTCCTGTAGTAAGCTCGGTTGTACCGGCCATGACTACCTGACCGCCTGCCTTCTCCTCGGCAGAAGCATCGGTGGCAACATTGGCGAGAATACGCTTCATGGCACCATCAAAATACTTCATCGTACCGCCAGCGTTCTCACCTCCAATTTCTGTACAGCCGGTAGGAGCGGTAATCTTAGCAGCGGCGGTTCCACCCTTAGCAGAGCACCAAATAGACTCACCGATATACTCGTTTTTGCGGTCCATAAGCAGACGAAGCATCTTTGCCTGTACCTTCGGATCGAGGTCACGGAATACCAGATTGCCGTCTGGCTGGGCGAACTTGTAATACTTCTCGTAGTCGCGAGGGTTGAACTCCAGATATACCATGAACTCTTGCGGTTCAAGATAACGCTCTGTAAGAGTGTACTGGTTCAAACCTCCTGTAGTGCCTGCGCCTGCACCGTGTGTAGAAGTAGGAGTCGGAACATTGTCTTGGATTACCTTGCCCAACTGAATCATTGGAATGGTATATTTGAACTGAATACCTGACTTAATTTTAATCAGACCCTCCTTGTAGGTGTCATTACCCTGGGCTGTATAGGTCAACAGGTCTTCAAGTACCTCACCATTGTAAGTGTTTTGTGCAAAATTTACTGAACTTGCCATTGTCTATATTCTTTGATTAGTCAAGTGTTTGGAACTGAAAGTCATCGCCAACGATCTCTGCAACTGCTTTCTGTAGACGCTTCTCAGCTTCAGTAAGGCCATTTGCGGCATTGTCGATGTTGGCAGGGTCTTCAGCAATCTTCTGAGAGAGTTTCTCCTGCTTTTCAATTGAATTGAGCGTGTTCTTGACCATCTCAAAGTTGGTCTGGGCCATCTCCACCCACTTAGATTTCGACTCAGCAGTAATCTTGTTATCTGCAATAGCAGCGTCAATAAACTGAGTAATCTCTGCGTCATGTTGTGCCTTCTCTGCATCCTTATAAGTCTGCAACTCGGCTTTCACAGATGTCAGCTCACTTTTTACATTGGTAAGCTGTGCGTCAAGACCTTCCTTTTGAATCTTCATTGCACTAAGCTCATCCTTTATTGAAGTCAGCTGTGTCTCTGACTCCTTCAGTTTGGTAATGCAATTCACGACATCAGCAAGACCGGCTGTCTTTTCGAGACCAAGCTGGGCACATACAGAACCAAATGCGATTTCTTGTTCTTTTTCCATCGTTAATTGTGAATTAGAATTTTGTATCTGATTTTGATTAGGAATAGAACTGGTTTCTGGAAGTGGTTTGATTTCACCCAGTTCTGCGTTGATAGAAGCCATAAACTCTTGTATTTTAGTAGCTTCTATCAGACCTTCAATTTGGTTTTTAACTTTAGTACATACCTGCTTAGAAGTTTTGATGATGTTCTCTGCTGGTATGATGCCTGCCTTTACAGCTTGCTTGGCATCAAAATAGGTTCCGTCACATCCTTCTTGACCTTCCATAATTTCTCGTACCTTTTCCTTTGTCAGACCGAAACGCTTGGTGTAAATAGTTTCAATCTGTTTGCGGAAAGCCTCAATCATCTGATTATTGTCTGCATCGTCTTTCGACTCGGCATCAGAATCTTTCTTAGTTGCAAGGAAAGGATTATGGATCATCAAAATAGAATAGTCTCGCATATACGAGCGAGTGCCTGCGGCCCACAATACGGAACCCATAGATGCTGCCAGTCCCTCAATAATTGTCTCAGTCTCAATAGAACTGTTCTGGATGATTGAATAAGTACCCATGCCATGAAGCACACTTCCACCTTCACTGTTAATACTAATAACAATCTTAGAGGGCTTGACATAATCCTGAAGCCATAAAAACTCATCATTAAAATTACGTGCGCTGTATTCGTCAATACGCCCATAGAAGCGCATATAAGCTGGCTTCCCTGTGCTTGCCTCTCCTACAACATACTTAAATTTCTCTGTGTTCATTTTTATGCTTTTTCACAAGAATAGGAAAGATATTTTGCAATGGTTGATTGCAAGACTTCATCACGTGTTGTTATCGTCTGGGGGTTCTATGTCTTCTGTATCGTCAGGTTCCTCATCTGGAATATCTACCTGATTTGCAAAATTTGCGACGTCATCATATTTCGGTATCAGATGATTTCCATGATTTTCTTCATCATGTGTAAGTGCATCTGAGTGATTGGTGAACGGCGGCATTACCAGATAACGCTCAACCCAATTACGATACTGGAAGGCAGAGGCGGTACGGAACCATATCTCATAGTCTATCCAATATGGTTGGACCCCATTGTCTAATGACTCCAGCATATCCCAATAGGTGAGATTACAACGCTCATTCAAGGCTGGCTCAAAACTCTTGGCATCTTGAATGGCATCATTGATAGCATGAAACACCCTGAACCCCCGTGTCTCCACAATGTCATCACTATTGTTCAAGTCATTGAGCACATAACGAATACGCATTGTGGCACGTCCCTCTCCGATACGTTGCTGAGAGGTCAAGAAACGGACATTAATAAAGCGAATAAAAGCGGCAGGAAAAGCAATTGCATACTCTGTATTTCCCTTGGTTCGGATAATTCGTTCAAATTGTCCATTATCTATCTTAACGGTATTAAATAGTTTAGATGTCGGTTCATCTGGATCCATAATAGACTTCAGAACTCTACGTGTAGCCAGATAAACCTGTTCCAACGGGTTCAACTCAACCTCCTCAATAGTCACATTAGGGCTTTCAGGAAGAAATGGCTTGTCCTCAAAAATGTCTATTGACGGCACCTTCTCTTTGATATTATCTGAAGGAGCATTTTGCTTGTGTTTATCTACTATCATTTAGGAAAACCATCAAAAATTTTACGACTATAATATTCTAACTTACTCTCCAGTACCGTGGAATGGCCAATAAACTGGCGTTGCTTGATAAAAGCAGCTTTACCTGTTGCGCCGGAACCACGACCTCCCATGTTATGTATGGCAGCATACACAAATGCGTAATCTCGGTTCTTGTTTTTTCTGGCACCATATTTATGTGGATCTGTCGAATTTCTGGCACTGTCAATAAATTCTGAATCATCTGTATAAATAATAACCTTATGCTTAGGTGAGCGTTTCTTGACCTTAATAGACCGTTTTAACGCTCCTGTTTCATATAGCAAAGGATGAGATCTGCCATCTTTTCTGCTCGGCCAAGGTGATTGGCTGGAAGAGTTGAATTTGCGCAAGTTGAACGATTCCTTAAAAACGTCTACGGCAGCGGCTCCTATCAATGTCTCAAAGTTGCATACATTGACATCGAACCTGCTCGGCAATGTTTTCCACTTCACAGCCAACTGTTTAGGGGTAATCACTTTTCCAGCCATTTCTTTTTTATTCTTGCAGAAATCGCCTTTATGCGTTTCTTATGTTTCTTCGGGATTTGGAAATAAGAATGGGCAGAACCAAAAATCCGTCCTCCTTTACATACGCTCTCTTCAAAAACAGGATTAATGAAATCTGGCTTTTGAATTTCAATTGCTCCTTCAACTTGTGCCATCTTACTGGTGGCATTTAACAAGTCTATCGACTCTTCAACCAAGAAACAACGGCATCCATGCTCTATAGGGGGAATTAGCCATGAAGGAAAATCTGATTTACGATAACTGACACCTTCTAAGGCTAAGTGCCACGGGCGTACTCGCTCATCACCTTGGGTCATATAAGTTAATACTGAACTATCCCTATATGATAGCCAACCGGCAGCAACTCCCATTGCATATTCAATGTCATCATTCTCTATATTAGAATATGTGATATTATAACGCTTGAAAATCGCATCGCAATCATCTATCGCCTCATCATTATTTATGTCAATGTCTTTAGGCAAATTTTCACTCATCTGAAACTCTTCTGCTACAGCAAAGTCAACTAAGTTATCCAATGCTGCCACAAGAATATCCCGTTGTTCCTTCTCCAACTGGGTGAGATTGTCATTGTGACTTTTCAGCAATCCCAATGCTTTTTCAAAGTCCATATTGAAGCCTCTTAAAGCATGGTTAAATGCAAATTCAGCTCGAAGGGACATCATTTCTTCCAATAAGTCCCAACGGTCTTCCATATCACCATAGTTATCCAGAAATTTCTTGAATATGGCGTAGATAGCTAAATATTCGACTTTTTTCTCATCTTTAGAATCGTCTGCTGACATGATGGAAGAGAAGCTGCTATCTTTTACTCCTCTTCCTTGAAAAAATTTTCGACCGCATCTTGCTCTGTAGGAGTGGTCTTGTTGGTACGTGACCCACTTGTGCTGCGGCTACTTTCACCACGTCTATGACCATAACGCCTGTAGTATTCTTCGTCCGACATGATATGCCGGTCATGGCTGCCTCCGGTCCCACCACCAACGCCACTGTTGCCTGCAAGCTCGGAGATAGCATTGAATTGTTTGCCCACTACAATACCAAACTCCTTTTCTATTTCATCTGGAGCCACTTCATATTTATCCGTGATGAAAGAATAAAGACTAATCTTATCCTTATTGCTCATCTCAACTCTGTTGGCATACTTGAACTCCAGTCCGGGCTTAATAAATCCCATAGCAACCAAACGTGGAAGAATTTCCTCATTCATCACGTTTTCAATATATTCACGATATACTTCTATGCGCTCACGGAAAATATCTTGATGAGCATTGGTGGAGCCAACGTATGACTGAGTTTCACCTGCCATAGATTCACTACCAACAATCAAGTTGGAAACCTCTTTGTTAACAAATTCAATCAGGCTACTATATATGTGCTCAGAGTTAGACATGGTAAATGTCTTGATGTCAACAGCATCGTTCAATCCTGTGACAATAACTTTATTTTGAGCGGCATTAGCAATATCTTGTGCCAAACGCCGTCTGTCATTAATACTCTCAGACTCTGATTTACCGTGTATAATAGGCTGACCGTATGTATGGCTGAAGTTCACATAGTTGGCCAACGTGAATTTCTTTGCTAATATCAATGGAGTAGTGGCAGAAAACAAACCAAGATTGCCGGAATTGATAAGTACATAATTCTTAGTATAACGTGCCAATTCTATGTCCCAGCCGGGATTCCACTGTCCCTGACGTTGTATCACTCGCTTTTGATTAGGTAATACATTACGGCGTTCTATACTGTTCACCTCATTCAATCTGCCCGTCACTGGATTGACATTTGGCATAATTTCAAGCAATGTATAACCATACCATTTTGCTTCTACTATGCCACGGATGATTTTATTAAACTGGGAACCTTGTATTTTTTTGGTTTCTTCCACATCTTTTATATACTTACCTCGCTCATTCTGTTTTGCAAGCATATATCGTTCCCCTATAATCTGTGATTCTACAGTCTCCAAGACTGAAGCTAAATGCGCATCTTGCTGTACACAGGACTCATATAAATCTATCAATTGCGCACGGTCATCTAATATGACACCACGTGCCACGTCTGATTGAACTGACTTGTATCTGCAATGACGTTCAATCTCTCGTGTATATTCTTGTATTGTCTTCTTACTGGTTCGGAAAATACTCTCCAAAGGGGTGTGAAGAAAAGTTGCTTCTGAAGTTGCTATGTCCATACAATTCTTATTTTTTGAAAGAATAGGCTGACACACTCTGATTGGTTGCGATTAAAAAGAATTGAATAGCAAATAAATACAATAACAAATAACTGGAGAAATCTCATTTTTCAATTTCTAAATCAAAATATACGATAATATTGTATATCAAACAAATAAGTATTAATAAAATGTTAAATTGATATTTTTATTTTGTCAATTTAAATATTTATATTACCTTTGCACACAAGAATTGTTTAACATCTAATTTTTACATTTATGGACAAAGGATTTGATTTTTATCGTATCAAAATGGCATTTAGGGCTGAAGCCGACAACGGTGCCATTGTGCCAATGAAAACTGAGGATTTAGCAATGGCAACTTGCTACACTGAAGCGGAGAGAATTGCTTACAAGTTAATGGAAGGCAAAGACCAATTTGGAGATGTTTCTTATGAAATCACAAAGACTAAGATTTCCAATGTGCTCTACAATGACACCTTCCAAACGGATGAAACACTGATTTGCGGCTTGATTTCTTATTATTTTGAGGAACCCGAAGACACAGAAGTGGGACTTTATGCTGTTTCTGCTATCATCTATTTCATGGATGAGAAGAGCGACAAGCTCAAACCACAAAAGGAAACAATCTATATTCCAGCACAATCTCCTCGACAGGCTATTGCTGACGCTACTACATATATTGATGAGAGCTTTCCAACAGCTGACAGTTATACGATTCGCAATGTCAAATATGACAAAGCACAGTCTGTAATGGTAACTCCTGAAGCACATAAAGCTAACGTAGTTTAATGCCCAAAATTAAAGGGGCTGGAAAAATAGTCAATATCAAATGTGAAGAAGTTCTGCTTCCAGTATTCCCCGAACTCCGATTTGGAGAACATTCTGATGGTAGTCAATTTTTTGATGCTACATTTTATCTCGAACAAAAAGACCCCGAACATAAGTTCAACGTTGAAAACTTCTTCACTCTCTTTCATTATCAGATTGGCTCTGTACTTAGTGTTCTTCTTAATAAGGACCTGAACAATCTGGTGTGTATAAACAACGAGGGGCACCAATTGATTGACGGATGCTTGTGCTATCTGTTCCTATCTTATGTAGATCCGCAATTCTGTGTTTACTGTAATGATGTGATGGACGAATTGTTCACCACAGGATTTGTCATATCGGACACACATCTTATTGACTTAATAAAAAAGCGTTTATCTCCAGAATTGCTTAAACAAATCTGGAATAATGAAACGACTATGGCATGATGCTCAGAAAGTTCTGATTTTTAATAAAAAAAAGGTACTAACTTTAATAGCATCTTCTGTTAATGAAGCAGCAAGGATAGGCTCCTTACATCCTGGTAACATATCCAAAGTATGCAATGGTCAGCTTATGTCTTTAGGAGGTTATTATTTCAGATATATAAGTCCTGATATTGAATTGGAACTGACTGATATTGGCTCCTTGCAATTAGAAGAGTACGACAAACTTTGTGGAGTCGAAAGAGCAGTTTATTCTACAAGTAAAATGAATAGAAAAAATTGGAAATATAAAAACAAAAACAACAATGAAAATTAAAGTATTTAACAAGTCGCATCATCAACTTCCAGAATATGCGACACCCCAATCAGCAGGATTGGACCTGAGAGCAAACATCGAAAAAGAAATTGTCTTAAAACCGTCAGAACGTGTACTTGTGCCAACCGGACTGTATATTCAACTGCCTGCCGGATTTGAGGCACAGATAAGGCCCCGTAGCGGACTGGCCATTAAATCCGGCATCACCTGTCTGAACACACCAGGCACTATTGATGCTGACTACAGAGGCGAAATCGGTGTGATTCTTATCAATCATGGCACCCAGCCGTTCGTAATCAAAGACGGAGAACGTATCGCCCAAATGGTGATTGCCAAGCATGAAACCGCAAAATGGGTCTCGGTACAATCAGTAGATGATTTGGACAAGACCGAAAGGGGTGATGGTGGCTGTGGACATACAGGGGTAAAATAACACGATTGAGGGTGTGTCATTATGTGATGCACCCTCTAAACATAATTTATATAGACTATGACAAAAGAGAACTATAAAAATGACAAAGACCGCATTCTTAGTCATATTAAGGCCTTTAATGAAGCATACCGCAAGGGGAAACCGCAAATATCTGATACAGAATATGATAAATTGGTTGAGGAATTGAAACGCATCGACCCAGACAATGAATGGTTCAAACATATAGAGCCGGTCACAATAAATAAAGGGCGCAAGGTAAAGCTGCCTATAGCCATGAAGTCTTTGAACAAAGTTAAGTCTGTTGCAGAAATCAAACAGTGGCTTGCTTCAATGGCAATACCTGAAAACGCCCAATTGGTGATTACTCCAAAATTTGATGGAGTGTCATGGCTTAGAGACGAAATAGGCAAAAAAGTGTATTCACGAGGCGGTGCTGACAATGAAGGGCAAGATTGCTCTTCACATTATAACTTATTGACATCCTATAAGCCTGATGGTACCAGTGATTTACACTACACTTTCGGAGAGTTGGTGTTTGATTGCAATACATGGGAACAGGAATTGGCAGGCAAGGCATCTGATGCAACAGGTGAAAAACGTAAATCGCCTCGAAATACTGTAGCTGGTCTCATCAATCGTGATGAGGCATCCGAAATTTTGAGATACACAACATTCTATAGGTATGGCGTGGGTGATTTAGACCTCGACCATTTCCATACTTACTCACAACTGTTTCAAACTCTTTGTGAAAAATATCACCAGCATACTTATTGCACAGTGGTAACTGTCGCAGGGCTTGATGAAACAAAGTTGGCCGACCTGTTTAAAACATGGCGTAAGGATTTTTACATTGATGGACTCGTTATTTATCTGGATGATATTAACCTTTGGAAAGCTATCGGCAGACAACAGACCACTGGCAATCCTCTATACGCCATTGCATACAAGCATCCTGATTTTACTGACGCATTTGAGACAATGGTAAAAGGCATAACGTGGAAAGCCAGCAAGTCAGGCGCACTGAAACCGGTTGTAAATATAGAAATGGTAGACACTGGGGATTGTAATATGGAAAATCCTACTGGGTACAATGCAGGGTGGATATACGACCATAAAATCGCCAAAGGTGCAAAAGTGTTAGTAACACGTTCAGGTGGAGTGATTCCTAAAATATTGGAAACCCTACAGGAGCCACCCAAGTCTGAAGAAGACCAAATGTGGGTGGAACTATGTTGTTGTCCTCATTGCGGCACGTCGACAAAATGGAATGATAGTCAAGTGGAGCTTTGCTGCACAAACCCAAACTGTCCCGGCGTTCAGCTTGCTAAAATTGTATTCTTCTATACAATATGTGGTGCCGAAAATATGGGTGAAGAGACCTTAGCTAAAATATACAATGCCGGATTCAAATCTATCACCGATATACTGCACATATCCTTTCAGGACCTAATGTGCATTGAAGGTTTTGCCGAAGCAACTTCCAATATCATCTTGGAAAATAACAAAAAGATATTGGAAGGGGTGGATGTTGCTACACTGATGCAAGCAAGTGATTGTTTTAAGGGCATTGGCAAAGTCAAGGCGCAAAAGTTTCTGGATAATATGACTGAAGAGGAATGGCAGAGTTTCTGCAATGGAAAATATCTCTCCGCACAACCTGTCACTCTGAGTGAAGAGTTTAAAGCATTGTCTATAACAGAACAGAATTTGTTACTGGGGTATCTGCCATTCATGGATTTCTTGCATGATACAGGGGTTCCTATAAAACAAAAAGCAAAAGAGGCAGTTTCAGGCGATAAATGTAAAGGTATGACAATCTGCGTATCGGGATTCCGGGACGCAGATTTTGAAGCAGCGGTTATCAATGAAGGTGGTAAAATTGTCAACGGCGTTTCCAAAAAGACAACACTCTTGATTGTAAAAGACAAAAATGCCACATCTTCAAAAATATCAAAAGCACAATCTATAAATATTCCAATTATGGAATTAGACGATTTTGTTTTATCTATATTTGGTTAGTTTATAGCAATTTTATAGAAAATTATATGTTAAATTGATAATAATCATATATAAATTTGGATAATTAAAAATAAATGATTACCTTTGCACCATAATAATTCAAATTGATATTTTATGGCAAAGAAAAATCAACTGACAAAAAGCGATTATCTGCCTTATGAAGAGCTAAAGAAATTGCTCAATAGGCTACACAAAGACAAGAAATACATCTGGGAACTCTATGTTCGTATCTCTTTCTGTACGGCATTAAGAGTCTCAGATGTATTGTCTTTAACATGGGCAGACATTATTAACAGAACCTCTCTCACCAAATGTGAGAAAAAGACTGGTAAGACACGAAAAATTCCATTCAATCTACAAACACAAGACAGGTTCGATGAGATGTATATGCTTATGAAGCGTCCTAATCCTGCTGAATTAATATTCTTCAATCGCCACACCGGTAAGCCTTTCTCCATACAGTACATAAACCGCATGATGAAAGAATGGAAAGAAAAATATGATATAAAGGTAGGTAACTTTTCGACCCATACCTTCAGAAAGACTTTTGGCAGATATGTATATGATAAAAGTTCCAACAAACCTGAAGCACTGGTACTACTTAACACTATCCTTCAGCATTCAACAATTGATGTGACAAAAGTATATATTGGACTGAGAGACGAGGAAATTCAGTCTGTCTTTTCATCCATCAAGATTTAACTACGGCGAACAATTACCATCCATTTTGATTAGCACGCAATGTGCTCCCATCTTCTATATTAACTATGCCTTCGGGCTTTATTTTTGAATTATGAACGGAGATACGGAGGATGTGCTATTCCACAAACAACCTATTTTATTCTCTTGCAGCATTTGTGGCACGACTGATGACATGAATGGATATGATGAGCAATGCACCCTTCTCAAAGATATGAGAGAGCATCGTGTCTGCCATCAATGCGCTTATTGGCTCGACATCATCAATAATCCTCCAATAAATATGGAGGTGATAGGGGGCTATGTTTATATTGCAAACCCTTTTGTGCATCGCCCATTCCAGACAATAAAAGGTTGTTTTGGAAAAGAATTTTATATACGCAAGCTCGATAAGATCATATTACGTGTCAACAATTTATGGAATCTTGGCAAAATACCAGAACGGTTCCGTGAACGTCTGCCGGACACGGCCAACTTCTTATCTTTGATGACATATCAGAAATTATCCAAAGACCCACATGAATGTCATGCAAAAGGTTGCTGGGATAGATACCATTGTCTCAGGTATAACCTGCAAATTGAAAAGGACGGAGCGTTCAATACCGTTCCAACATCTCATCATATTGGTGATGAGCAATGTCCATCTTTTATCAACACCAAAGAACTGAAGATATGAATATAACACAAGCCATTATTCTTTGTCTCGCTGTTTGTAACTTAGTTGGTACTTATATTATATATAGAAACAACAAAAGGCAAAATGAAAGCATTGAAGCATTGGTTCAAATTGAATCAGTGCAGTTGGAAATATTAAAATTGCAGAACCAAGCTACTATATCTAACTTATGGAAAATAAGACAAGAAATATACAGCTGGCAATGTCAATGGGTTTCACAGGAAGAATACGAAGCGGCAGGGGTCGCTAAAAAGATGGTTCAAAATATCGAATATTTAATCAGCACTTTAGAAAAGACAAATGAAGACAATTAAGCAGCAAATGGACTCGGCATTTAATAAACTTGACACACAGCGTTTTGTTGCCGGCGATCCAATCCAAGTGGTTCATAAAATGGCAGAAAACAAAAACGCTTCTGTTGCTGACATAGAAATATGCGCTATATGGACATCTCTTGTGACATGGGGAAGATGTGACCAGATTATAGCTAATGCTTACAAACTAATGGAAATATGTGACTGGCATCCGGCAGACTTTGTTCGCACTGGTGACTTTTATGATTTACCAGATGACATGAATATACATCGGACCATCAAGGGAAAGCAGTTCAAGGCTGTTAATCATAACCTGCGTGTCACATATAATAACGTTAATAGCGTTGCTGACTACATCAAGCGCAAACATCAAACAGCTAATGACGTAATAAGGGATTTGTCAGAAAGTCTGCAACCGGCCCGACTGGGTAGTCCATCTCGTAATTCTGCTTGCAAACGCATCAATATGTTAATGAGGTGGATGGTTAGAAAAGATAATGTAGACCTGGGAATATGGAATACACAAGACTTAAAACCGTCCGGCCTATACGCCATCATGGATGTCCATGTAGCACAGCAGGCAAAAAAAATGGGGCTTATATCTTATCCGAAAGAAAGTTGGAAAGCTGTGCTCGAACTTACTAACGTGTATCGCTCATGGGATATAAACGATCCTCTAAAATATGATTTCGTACTTATGACTAATAATTTAAGAAAATGATAGCAGCAATTATTTTAAGCATTTATATTTTCGTGATTGGAGCAATTGTATTATTCCTTTTTCAAGTTTCGCAAGTTATCATAAATAATGTAATAGCCTAAAATAAAAGTGTATAGAAGTTTGCCTACATGGCAAAAATTTTGTAAATTTGTAGTGAACAAAATAACAAATTACAAAAACTTCCATACCCATGAGCAAAGGTACAAACTTTATTTCAGAAATCGGCAGATATTTCAAAGAAAATGATGCCACGAGTGCAATGAACGCAATAATGGACATAATACGCACATTGAATCTCTCTGAGAAAAGGCTCTTTGGGGAAGTAAGCAGATGTAATTGCAAGTATTCGCAGTTGCAGGTGCTGCAGCTATTGCTGTTGTTTCCTTGTTTCATGATTAAGAATGCATTTAACTATTCCACTTCTTCCCTATGCTGCATAGCCGACTGCGGCAAGGACGTGTTCTATCGTTTTCTTTCCAGAGAGGACTACGACTGGCGCAGAATACTCATAAACATCACAACCCGGCTGTGGCGCAAGACTCAGCAGGGTACGGAGAGGGAAGACCTGGCTCCTGTGTGTCTTATGGTTGACGACACCGATTATCCGAAGCGTGGCATACAGACGGAAATGATTGGCAAAGTGTTCTCCCATGTGGAACACAAGATGATTCTGGGCTTCAAAG